CCCGGCTCAAAACTTTCGCTTGACTTGCTTAATTTATTAAGCTATACTCGCAGATGAAGGCCGACACGGGCCGATTCCAAGACGGAGGACCCAATATGAGGGAAAGGGATGTCGAAGTCCTGCTTAAGAGGGAGACGGAGAAGCTGGGATGCTTATGCATGAAGTTCGTCTCCCCCGGCACGGCAGGTGTCCCGGACAGGATCGTGCTCGTGCCCGGCGGAACAGCCTTCTTTGTGGAGCTGAAGGCCCCGGGGAAGACGGAGCGCCCCTTGCAGCGTTATGTGCAGGAGCGCCTCCGGGGCCAGGGCTTCGCGGTCTTCTCGTCGGTCGACAGCCGCGAGAGGGTCATGGACGTGTGCGAGTACATCAGAGACCTGCGGGAGAAAGCGAGTAAAGCATGAGCGGCAATAAGAGAGCGGGAGACTCCGGGCTGTCCGGCGCGCTGAAGCGGTACGGGAGCCACGGTGACGACCCCGAGTTCGACGACTGGGGCCCTGTCATACAGTCCCGCGAGGTCAAAGAGAATGGTAAGGTCATAGGCGTCATCGAAGACTCCTACGGTTACGACGAGGATGACGTCCTCATCCCAATGACGAAGCAGGAGGCCATCCAGTACGTCAGGAGCATGTGGCCGGAAGATGAGGACCACGTGGACGAAGACACAGGCATGATGTTCGTTTATGCCGACGGTACGACGAGATCCATTTATGCAGGAGCTGTCAACGGCGTCTTCAAGAACAAGAAGCTGAAGCCCCTCAGCACTAAGGGCCTGATCGGCATCAGCTACAGCGACGCGGACACCGTGCTTGCCTGGGGGCAGGAGTTCCACAGGGGAGAACGCGTCCCGCTCACGTCAGAGGTACCGCGGACCAGGGCGGGCGCGGGCCAGGATGAAACACTGACCGTCAGGAACGCGAGGACCGGCGTCAGGAACGTCGGGAGGTATCACATCCGGTATTACACACCGTATTACCCGACAGATGATACCGGCGGGCTGAAGGTCCAGAATGCCGGCAAGAGACGCGTCATCAGGAAGAGCAAGGCCCAGAAGTACAGCGACTGATGCCCATCCCCACAGACCGGCCCATCCACAACCTCGAGAAGATCATCTACAGCGGAACGGGAAGGTACCGGGCCCCGCTCATGGACCCCTCCTCCCTTCCCGCCGCTGATCTCCTCTCACGTGAGTGGATCGGGTTCAACTTCGCTACCAACTGTCCGGACCCGCAGGACCATATAGTCCACTTCTTCGTGGATGACTACCAGTTCGAGCGGGTGTGGAAGGATCCTGTCCGGTACACGGACATGCTGAAGAAGTTCTACGCGGTCGTAGCGCCGGACTTCTCCATGTTCGTCGACTGGCCGGACGCCGTGAACATCTACAACCACTACAGGAAGCAGTGGCTGTCCTGCTGGTGGCAGGACCACGGCGTCAGGGTCATCCCGGACCTGTGCTGGACCATCGACCCCTCGTCGTATGAGTGGTGCTTCGACGGCATACCTGCCGGCTCCCAGGTCTGCGTGACCACGCTGGGAGGCTTCGGCAGGGGCACGAGGTCGCACGCCCTCCTGCCTGCGTGGCTGGACGGCTACCATGCAGCCCTCGAGCGGCTGCGCCCCTCGTCCATGATCATCTTCGGCGCCATGCCCGATGACGCCTCGGTCCTCGAGGCCGACGGCATGGAGCTGATCAACGTCCCCAACCGGCGCATGGAACGCCAGCGCCGGCGGGGCAAGGCCAATAAGACGACGTAACGCCCGGCGGGTCCGCCATTTGCCCGCAGGCCCTTCCGTCCCCGGGTCCATGCGGGTTTTCTCCTTTCTTTCGCATGTTAGACTCCTATCCTGTTTCTGTGTGTTGTGTTTTTTCCGCACGGCTCCCGGGGAAGGGCGCGTCGGGTTCGACTCCCGGCGCGTCTGATATGCCTGATACAGCGCTCAGGCCTACAACTGCATAAGCGGGCGTCCTCCCACCCCTGGGGCGTCCGCGCGAAACATCTCCGGCGGCAGACGGTCTGCCGCCGGTTTTTCTATGTGTCGGTAGCTCAGTGGCAGAGCCGCGGTCTCCAAAACCGCTGACGAGGGTTCGATTCCTTCCCTTCGCGCTAGGCGCATCAGGCTGACAGGGGGCTGCGGCCCTGTAATTTCCGGTGACTGCCAGCCTGGCCGGAATGCGCTGATGGCCCGGAGGACGCTCCGGGTGACATCCTGTGGTGGTGTAAAAGTGTTGCACGCCGCACGCATAATGCGGAGGACCGGGTTCGATTCCCGGCGCAGGATCTCGGTAATAAAGAGAGGAGCGACCATGGAATTCAAGCCGCACGAATATCAGCAGTACTGCATAGACGCCCTGCTGGAGAGGCCCTGCGCAGGCCTGTTCCTGGACATGGGCCTCGGCAAGACGGTCATCACCCTGACGGCCCTGCAGGAGCTCAGATACGGGAGGTTCCAGACCCGTAAGGCCCTGATCATAGCGCCCAAGAAGGTCGCGGAGGCCACGTGGGAGGCGGAGCGCAGGAAGTGGGACCACCTTAAGGGCCTGCGCCTCTCCCACGTCCTGGGCACGCTGGACCAGAGGAAGAAGGCCCTGGCGGCCCCTGCTGACGTCTACATCATCAACCGGGAGAACGTCGTGTGGCTGGTCGAGTACCTGCGCGGCGGGCTCGACTGGGACTTTGATATGGTGGTCCTCGACGAGTCCTCGTCCTTCAAGTCATACCGGTCCAAGCGCTTCCGGGCGCTGAGGAAGGTCAGGCCGAAGATCGCCAGGCTGGTCCTCCTGACCGGCACGCCGGCCCCCCACGGCCTCGAGGACCTCTGGTCCCAGATCTACCTGCTGGACGGCGGACAGCGCCTCGGGCGGACCATCTCGGCCTACAGGGAGATATGGTTCAGGCCCGGTGCCCGGTCGGCCACGCAGATCTTCTCCTACGTACCGAAGAAGGGGGCCGACAAGGAGATATATGCCGCCATTTCGGACATATGCGTCAGCATGAAGGCGTCTGACTACCTGTCCATGCCGGAGATCATCTACGACGACGTGCCGGTGGCCCTGGACGCCGCCGCCAGGCGCTCCTACGACCTGCTCGAGCGCGACATGCTCCTGCAGGTCGACGAGGAGTCCCTCGTCGTGGCCGGCACGGCCGGAGTCCTGACGGGGAAGCTCCTGCAGCTCTGCAACGGGGCGATATACGACGAGAAAGGCAATGTCAGGCAGATCCACGACTCCAAGCTCGACGTCTTCTCAGAGACCCTCGAGCAGCTGGGGGAGGAGCACGCACTGGTCTTCTACCAGTTCCGGCACGACCTGGACCGGCTGGAGGAGCGGCTCACGAAGGACAAGGTGCCGTACCGGGTCTACAGGGGCCCGAAGGACGCCGACGACTGGAACGCCGGCCGGATCCGCGTCCTGCTGGCACACCCTGCCTCCTGCGGCTACGGGCTCAACCTGCAGCAGGGCGGCAGGCACGTCATATGGTTCGGTCTCACGTGGGCGCTGGAGCAGTATCAGCAGGCCAACGCGAGGCTGTACAGACAGGGGCAGGAGCGGCCCGTCATCGTCCACCACCTCGTGGTGCGGGGCGGCATGGACGAGGACGTCATGGCGGCCCTGCAGGACAAGCGCGGGACGCAGGACGCCCTCCTGGACGCGCTCAGGGCCCGCGTGGACAGGGCGAGAGGAGGAGCGCATGGCGAGACGGCGCAGGAAGCAGCAGGCTGAGGAGGAGCCCCGGCAGAGGGCGCTGATCACGGCGGCCTCGTCGCGCTTCGTTACCGACAGGTTCTGGGACGTGCTCTGGTACTACAACACCTACCTCGGCGGCGTGCCGAAGGGGACCATGGTCGACACGGAGGCGCTGACCATAGACCTGCCCGGCTGGCGGCTGGAGTTCCGGAGGTTCTCCCCGACGTGGAAGAAGGTCCCGGACTGGGGGCCGTACGACTTCACAGTGCCCTTCAACGGCCCGCTGGAGCCGAAGCACACATACGACGATGAGATACACGACGTGCCCCACCTGATGACCATCGTGTCAGGCGTCAGGTGGGAGCCCATGCACGTCTGGGAGCTCTACGACGCCATGACGGAGCACAGGCGTGAGATGGAGGAAAAAAGTGGGAAAAAGTACCGTAATGCTGATGCTCGAACAACTGTACGACCTCCGCGGAGAGATCAGAGAGACGCGCTCCCGTATGAGGAGGCTGTCCGCCCGGTACGGCGGCATTCAAGGGGTAAGATACGACGGGATCAAGACCTGTAAGACCAACGACGTGAAGAGCCCGGCGGAGAGAGGCGCGGTCATGGCCATTGAGGCGGAGGAGGCGCTGGCAGACCTCCTCAGGCGGCAGGAGCAGGCGCAGGCGTACATCGTGCGCTGGATCTCCTGCGTGGATGACATCTCGGTACGGCGGGCCCTCATGCTGCGCTTCTTCGACGGGATGTCGTGGCCGGACGTCACGCTGGCCCTCGGCGCCCGCGTCGAGTGGCAGTCTGTCAGGGACCGCGTCACCCGCTGGTGCTCAGCATGGAGCGCAGAGCACCCTGACTTCGAGCCGCCGGAATATTTAAAACCGACAGAACTGTCAGAAATCGGTTGAAATCGGCGGGCATATGTGGTATAATGTATAGTGGTAAAGTAGACGCAAGGGAGGGAGCAAACCCCAGCGCTCCCATCGTTCCTCCGTCCGGCCCCTTGACGAACTTTATCAACTCCATGAATGAGACGCCCCAGGGATCCGCAGCCCCGGGGCGTCATTTCTATGCCAGCAGACGGAGGACGTATGAGGAAGCAGACCTACAGGGCCACGCGCGGCTATGAGAACCTGCAGAAGCTGCAGTTCTGGGGCGTGGGCCATTACGGGATCCCGCAGATAGCGCCAGTCTATGACGTGCCTGACACGACGTGGATCGGATTCAACTACGTCAGGGGCTGTGAAGACCCGGAAGAGCACGGCGTGCACTTCTTCCTGGACGACTACCAGTTCCAGAGGATATGGGCGGAGCCCGACAGGTACACGGAGCGCCTGAGGCAGTTCCGGGCGGTCCTGTCGCCCGACTTCTCGCCCTACGCGAACTTTCCCCTGGCGATACAGATATATAACCACTACCGCAAGCACTGGCTGGCCGCCTACTGGCAGACGAAGGGCGTCACGGTGATCCCGACCGTCACATGGTCGGACCGGCGGTCCTTCGAGTTCTGCTTCGATGGCGAGCCAATAAAGTCGGTCGTGGCGATCTCCTCCGTGAGCACGCAGACGACGGACGAGTACAAGCAGTGGTTCCTGGACGGATACGAAGAGATGATGAAGCGGCTGATGCCGGAGCGCATCCTCTGGCGTGGCACGGTCCCGCCCGAGTGCGAGACGGACAGGGACAGGATCGTGGAGATCCCGACATTCACGGCCCGCTTCGATGCGATGAGGAAGAAGGATGGCAAAGACACAGGTATCGGTGGGCATGATGCTCATGACGGGGAGCGCTGAGGGCGACAGGGACCCCGAAGGCCTTGACGTCAAGATCAGGAAATATTACGACTTCTTCCGTCAGATAGATCGGGCGCATTACGACCCCGAGACGGGGAAGTATACGGCCACGGGCCTGTCGAAGGACACGGCCAACATGCTGAAGAGATTCAAGACCACACGGGGACTTCCGTCCTCCCAGGTCTCTGTATCACTGAAGAACGGCGAGGCAGTCATCACGCAGGCAGCGGTCGACTACCTCAAAAATAACTACCTCGTGAAGAACGGATAAGGAGGGAGAGACATGGCAAAGCAAAAGCAGCAGCTTAAATACACTCCCGACGAGCTGAAGGAGAAGATCGAGGCTTACTTCGAAGACTGCAAAGGTCGGGTGCTCACGGACACGGACGGCGACGTCATGTATAACAAGTACGGCCAGCCTATCGTGATCGACCGGCACCCGCCCACTGTGACGGGGCTCGCAAGGACCCTTGGCTTCAGGACCCGGATGTCCCTTTACGACTACAAGGCACGTCCGGCGACCAAGGCGATCGTCGAGGACGCGCTGATGCGGATCCAGGAGTACGCGGAAGGCAGGCTCTACGACAAGGACGGTGTCGCGGGCGCCAAATTCGTGCTGCAGAACTGCTATGACGGCTGGAACGTGGCGGCCCTGCAGAAGGCGGAGGCCAATGCTCCTGTGGTCAACATCATCGCGGACATCCCGCGCCCGGTACGTGCGGCGGACACGGACCCTGTCGTGGTAGAGGAAGAGACTGAAGAGCCGGATGCCGGCGAATAACGCCGCAGGCGTCAGGCTGTCGGACATCATTGCCCCATCGTTCTATCCAGTTCACTGGGACATATCTGACGGCCTGCACACATATTACGACCTGTATGGAGGACGAGGCTCGACCAAGTCCTCCTTTATTTCTGTCGAGATCGTCCTCGGGATCATGCAGGACGTGAGCGCCAACGCGGCCATTTTCCGAAAGGTCGGCGGCACCCTCGCCACGTCCGTCTTCGAGCAGGTCCTGTGGGCCATCGAGGTATTGGGCGCAGGATCCCTCTGGAAATGCACCCGCAATCCGCTCCGGTGCACCTACGTCCCGACAGGACAGGTCATCATCTTCAGGGGCCTCGACAGTGCTTCGAAGCTGAAGTCCCTGAAGGTCAGTAAGGGGTACTTTAAGTACCTGTGGTTTAACTCAACTTCGGACCACAATAAACCCATCAAATTCAGGGGACCTCTCGCTCCGGCGAGACAATCCTGAGCGAAGGCCCGGAAGGGCAACGTGCAACGACTATCGAAAGGTAGGCCGGGGAGAAAGACCCCGGCTGAGAACGAGTAGAGTAGGGCCCGGCAGGCTCGAAAAGGTGGGGGCAGGCGTCTTGGTAGCAGAGGCGCATGTCATGATATAGTCTGATCTGCATGGCGACATGCAGCTAACACCAATCTGCGAAGAGTTAGATGAGTTCTCCGGCATCGAGGAGATCCGGTCGGTCCAGCAGTCAGTCCTTCGAGGCGGCGATAAGTTCGTCGTCTTCAAGTCCTTCAACCCGCCCATATCGGCGGTCAACTGGGCCAATCAGTACGTGGCGCTCCCGCGCGAGGACAGCCTCCGGCACAAGAGCACGTACCTGACGGTCCCGAAGCAGTGGCTCGGCCAGCAGTTCTTTGATGACGCTGAGATCCTGAAGGCCCAGAACGAACGGGCATACAAGCATGAGTATCTCGGCGAGCCTGTGGGTACCGGAGGCGAGGTCTTCGACAACCTCGACATCCGGCCCATCTCTGATGAGGAGATCGCCCACTTCGATACCATCTACATGGGCATTGACTGGGGCTGGTACCCCGACCCCTTCCACTGGTCCAAGATGTACTACAGGGCGGCAAGCCGGACCCTGTATATCTTTGACGAATATCGTACAAATAAACAATCGAACGAGGACACCTGGCGGACCCTGCAGGTCCTTAAGGGCGTCACCGGCGCTGACCTGATCACGGCAGACTCGGCCGAGAACAAGTCCATAGCAGACTACCGCTCGTACGGCGCCCTGTGCCGCGGAGCGATCAAGGGCCCCGACTCTGTACGGTACGGCATGAAGTGGCTGCAGTCCCTCTTCTCCATCGTGATCGATCCGCAGAGATGCCCCGCGACGGCGAAGGAGTTTTCCGAGTACGAGTACGACAGGACCCCGGACGGCGAGATCATATCCGGGTATCCTGACGCGAACAACCATTCGATAGACTCAGTACGATACGCCCTGGAGCGCGTCTGGCGCCGCAAAGGGCAATAAAAAAAGCCGCGCACCCGAAGATGCGCGGCTTAGACCGAAAACACAACGTCCTTCACACACGAAAGGAGTTGATACGGTGCATTATAGCACCGGCGGCCCGATGATGTCAACCAAGGAGCGACCATGGCAGTCTCCATTTTCGATAAGATTCGGAGAGCAGTACATATGTTCATCCCTTATAAGTCAATAGAAGAAGTGGAGCGCGTCAGGACGCCCCTGAGCCAGGAGATGATCCAGGCGCTGGACCTGTGGCACAACATGTACCACAACCGGGCCCCGTGGCTGGCAGACCCCAACGTCACGAGCCTTAACCTCCCGGCCTTCGTCTCTTCGGAGCTGGCCCGGCAGATCACGCTCGAGATGGAGTGGAGCATCACGTCGACCCAGACCAACGGGTCCGGCGACCTGCTGCCGAGCCCCCGGTCAGAGTTCCTGTCCGATGAGTTCAAGCGGCTGATGCGGGTCCTCCGGCGCAAGGTAGAGCTCGGCGTCGCTTCCGGCGGCCTGCTCATCAAGCCCTACGTCCGGAACGGCCACATCTACTTCGATGCCTGCGCCGACTGGGAGATCTACCCCCTGGCCTTCGGCGACGACAACGATTTGACGGACGTCATCTTCCCGGACTACTACGCGGAGGGCGAAAAGCATTACACGCGCCTTGAGCGCCACAGGCTGGAGTACGACAGGGCGACGGGGACCTATCAGGTCCACATCACCCAGCGGGCATTCCTGTCGAACACGGCGAACAACATCGGCACGGAGATCCCCCTCTCCTCCGTTCCCCGGTGGGCTGAGATCACGCCGGACACGATCGTCAGGAATTCCGGCGGCATGCTCTTCGGCTGGTTCTGCGTGGCCTCCGCCAACAGCGTGGATTCCGAGAGTCCCATGGGTTCCTCCTGCTTCGCGAAGGCGGTCGACATGATCGCCGAATGCGACAGGCAGTACAGCCGTCTGGCCTGGGAATTTGAAGGATCCGAGCTTGCCATCGACGTGGACCCTATGGTCCTGAGGCCCAAGCAGGGCGGCAAGGACGGGCAGATGGAGATGCCGAAGCTGAACCAGCGGCTCTTCCGGGCCGTGGACGCTGCTGTATCGGGCGAGGGCGACATGTACAGCGTCTTCTCTCCCGCCATCAGGGATCAGAGCATCCTCAACGGGCTCTACTCCATGATGCAGAGGGTCGAGGACCTGTGCGGGATGTCCCGCGGCACGATCGCGCAGCTTGATCACACCACGGACGCCAAGACGGCCACAGAGCTCCGCATCATGCGGCAGAGGTCGTACGCGACCGTCGCCGACAACCAGCAGGCTCTGCAGAGGTGCCTCGAGGACGTCATCCGCGTCATGGACTTCTACACGACAGAGTACCATCTGGCCCCTGAGGGCGAGTACGAGTGCTCCTTCGAGTGGGACGACTCGATTATGGTCGACTCCGAGCAGCAGCTCAACGAGCGCCTGACCCTCCTGAATGCCGGCGTAGAGAACAAGGTCGGCATGAGAATGTGGTATTTCGGCGAGACCGAGGCGCAGGCCAAGGCCGCCATCGAGAGGGCCAACCAGGAAGCCGCTGACCAGATGATGGCCATGTCGGGCGGAAGCGTCGACGAATACCTGCCGCAGGCTCCGGCGCTCTCTGACACAGAGGGCACGGACGAGGAAGGCACACGGGACGAGCGCACGCGCACCCGCGTGGTAGAGCGCCCCGACAAGGCAGAGGAGGAAGGACGGGCATAAATGTATACAGCCGATGATTATGAGGCCGCCATAGCGTTTCTGATCGGCAGGCTGGACAGAGTGCACGACTTCTACATCCGCAGGCTGGCGAAGCGTCTCCTGGCGATCCGGGACGACGAGGACGCCGCCGATCTCGCCCTGCTGATGGCCGACATCTACCAGGACATCGCGGACGTCCAGCGCCTGCTGGCCGACACCATCGGCATCTGCAGCAGGGACGTGGCGGACATCATGGAGAACGTCCTTAAGGACGCCCTGCATGACACGTCCTTCAAGGCGGCGCTGGAGGCCTCCGGGAGGGCCCCGGAGGAGATCAGGCCCGCCGTCGATGAAATAGCCGAGGAGGCCGCCAGAACGTCTGCGGCCACCCTCCGGAACCTCTCGGGGACCACTGTAGTGTCGAGGACCTACAGGGACGCCGTGGACAGGGCCATCACGGCCGTCCGCGGGCGCCGCGAGGGCTACCGCGAGGCGGTCAGCAGGATCATCGAGGACGCGGGCTCTGAGGGCCTGCAGGTCCAGTACGCGTCCGGCGCCAGGCGCCGGCTCGACTCGGCCGCCCGGATGAACCTGATCACGTCCATCAACAAGGCGTCAGTGGAAATCAATCTGAGGATCGGCGAGGAGCTCGGCTACGACGCCATCGAGCTCTCAGCGCACGCTGACTCAGCGCCTGACCACGAGCCCGTGCAGGGCCGCGTGTTCATGCGTGATGAATTCGACAAAATGCAGACCGGACAGGACTGCATGGACATAGATGGGCGGGTCTTCGCAGGCTTCCCCCGGCCTATTGGGGAATGGAACTGCAGGCACCTGCCCTTTGCGTTCTCCACGCGCTTCTCCAAGCGCACATGGACGGACGCGCAGCTCGACGATCTGGCCGCCCAGAACGCGGCGGGATGCATGATCGGCGGGCGCCACTTCAGCGGATATGAGGCCATGTGCAGGATGCGCCGTATCGAGACGGACATCCGTCGCATGAAGGACAGGGGAAAGGCCTGCGAGATCGCGGGCGACCCTGACGGCCAGAGGGCCTGCCAGAGGCGAATCAACGCCCTGGAGGTCAGGTATTCGCAGACCTGCGCCGCCGCAGGAAGGAAGCCCAGCTGGAGACGCGCGGAGGTCTCGGGCTACCACAGAGTAAAAGTATGATACCGGCCTAGCGCCGTTTTCATAAGTTGCCGCCGCGGAGGCGTAAAACCCGCGGAGCCAAAGCAGTTTATCTTCGGGAGCCGAACCCGTAAAAGGCGTATTGATAAAAAGCTAGGAGGAACAAAGACCATGAAGAGATCAGAGCTTGAGGCCCTCGGCCTCAGCAAGGAGCAGATGGACGCCGTCATGAAGGCATACGGCGCAGACATCGAGGCCGCCAAGGCGGAGACGGCAGGGCTGAAGAGCCAGGTCGCGGACCTTACCGGACAGATTGGCAAGCGCGACGCGGACCTTAAGGACCTGCGGACACAGCTCGAGGCGGCACAGACAGACGCGACCCGTCTGGCTGACGTGACCAAGCAGCTCGGCGACCTGCGTACACAGTACGACGCCGACACAGCCGCGTATCAGAAGAAGCTGAAGGACCAGGCCTTCGACCACGCGCTCGACAGAGCGACAGGATCCCTCAGTTTTTCGTCTAAGGCGGCACGCGCCCAGTTCCTCGCGGACGTCCGCGCGAAAGGCCTCTCCATGGAAGGGGAGCAGATCCTCGGATTTGACGACTATGTCAAGACCTATCGGGAGTCCGACCCGGGAGCGTTCGCCCCGGAAGCACCGGAGCCCCAGCCCGGACCTGCGCCCAGCAACATCGTACCAGTAGCCCCGAAGAGCACACAGCCCGAGGCTACGGTGTCACCTTTTAATTTCCACTTCACGCCGGTACACAAAACGGTGAAGTAAGAAAGGAGCCTAAGCATGGCAATGAACGCACTTAACTATGCTTCTCAGTACGCCCAGGCACTCGCCAACGCGTACCCTAACGTCCTGCGCTTCGGCGCTCTGTACGCCACCCCTAACAATGGCCGTTACAGAATGGGCGAAGATGGCAAGACCATCTACATCCCCCGCATCAGGACCTCCGGCCGTGTCGACGCTGATCGTGACAGCATCGGCTTCGCTACCCGGAACTACGACAACTCCTGGGAGCCCAAGACCCTGAGCTTCCAGAGAAAGTGGTCCACCCTTGTACATCCGAAGGACATCGACCAGACCAACATGGTCGCGTCCATCGTGAACATCACCAACACCTTCAACGAGACTCAGAAGTTTCCTGAGATCGACGCCTTCACCGTCTCCCGTCTGTACACCCTGTGGTCCACCACTGACACTGCAGACGCTGAGAAGACCGCGATGGTCGCCAACACCGAAGCCCTGAGCGCAGCCACCGTTCTCGACATCTTCGATAAGCTGATGCTGAGCATGGACAACGCTCTGGTGCCCGCTACCGGCAGGATCCTGTACTGCACATATGAAGTACAGAAGATGATCAACGCCGCTTCCCAGATCTCCAGGGAGCGCGATGTCACCGGCGGCCGCTCCGCTCTGAACAGCATCGTCACCAGGATCGATGAGGTCGAGATCGTGCCCGTCCCCAAGACCCTGATGAAGACAGCTTACACCTTCACCGAGGGCTTCGCTCCCGCTGATGGCGCCGGCCAGATCGACATGTTCCTGGTCCATCCGGACGCAGTCATCACCCCCGTGTCTTATGAGTTCGCTCAGCTCGACGCTCCCAGCGCCGTGACCGAGGGCAAGTACATCTACTTCGAAGAGTCCTATCAGGATGCCTTCATCCTGAACAAGCGGCAGGATGCTCTGCAGTTCCACGTGACTGCTCAGGGCTGATAACCAACCAGAAAGGACGGTCCCATGTACCTGACTTATGACGAGTATGAGGGCTACGGCGGCAAGGCCGTGGCCGAAGAGGGCTTCGCGATCGCGGAGTTCAAGGCGCGGTCGCGTATCGACCGCATGACATACGGCAGGGTTAAGGCCATGGCGGCCGTCCCCGAGGAGGTCAAGCTCCTCATGGTATCGCTTATTAACACCGACGCCTCGGTGGGCGTCGAGGCGCAGGCCACGGACCCTGTCGTGACGTCCTTCACAACGGACGGCTATACAGAGACGCATGCCAACGCGCTGACGACGTCCACGGCCTCCTCGGCCATGGACAAACTGATCTGGGGGTCCCTCCACGGGGTCACCGACGATCGGGGCGTCCCTCTGCTGTACAGGGGGTGCGAGGCATGATGCAGGAAGTCAATGATGTCGTGACCGTCATCAACAGCCTGCGGGACGACGAAGAGGGCTTCGACCGGTACTACGGCACGGTCCTCTCCGGCGTCCACTGGTTCAGGACGACGAAGACGTCCATCGGCTCCTCCGGCAACGGGGGCAGGTCAGGATCGGCGGGCGAGCTCATGGCGGCGGACGTCGTGTACGTCCGGGTGCCTGTCGAGGCCGTCGAGGCCGCGGGCAAGGAGCTCGTGTGGAAGGGGTCCTTCACGGATCCCGACACGCAGTTCACTCTCCACCCGGGCGACCTGGTCGTCCTGGGCTCTGTCGAGGTGGCTGAGGACCTTGTCCCCGGCGACCTCATGAAGGGCCCAGACGCCGTCACGGTCCTGTCGGTCACGGACAGCTCACGGGCGCGGCACGCGCCGCACTACAAGGTGGTGGGACAGTAATGTTCGATACTGACATCGAGATGCCCGACTATGACGAGCTCATAGAACGGTACGGCATGGGCGACCATGGCAGGGTGCAGAGCGCTATCGACTACCACGTCCTCAAGTTCTGCGACCCCTACCTGCCCTACGACACGGGCGCGCTGAGAGACTCAGGCTACCTGAATACGGACGTCGGGTCCGGCGAGGTGGTCTGGATGCCAATCGGAGACAGCCCCGGCGTCGTGAGCGGGCCCAGCTATGCCCACTACATGTACTACGGCCTGGTCTATGGCCCGAACATCCCGATAGAGTTCGCCGCGGACGGCACGCCCATAGCGTGGCGCTCTCCCAAAGGCAAGCCGAAGCACCCGACCGGCAAGCACCTGACATATGACGTCGGGCACAACCCGATGGCCGGGAGCTTTTGGTTCGAGCGGATGAAGGCCGACCGGCTGCAGGACATCATCGAGATCGCAGAAAAGGCGGCAAAAAATGAGTGATACCGGAACACTAAGCAACACCATGGCGGTCAGAGCATGGCTCAGGACCTGCCCGGAAGTCATAAAGGCGAACGCCTTCAGGGTTGATTACCTGGAGGAGCAGGGCGTCTCGTACGCGCTGTACAGCGTCCCGTCGGCCATCAGGTACCGGGAGAACATCCTGGGCGAGATGGTCATGCTCGACGAGCAGACGCAGAACTTTGTCTTCGCCGCGAAAGAGCACTACGGGGCCGACATCCAGCAGAACCTGAAGAACCTCGCTTTCTTTGAACGGGTCGTCGCCTGGATCTACGAGCAGAACGCCGCCCTCAACTTCCCGGAATGGGAAGGCGGGGAGGTCAAGTCGGTCGTGGCCACTCTGACGGGTTACCCTGTCAGGGCAGGCGCTGAGGCCGCCAAGTACCAGATACAGATACAGATAAAATACAGGAGGACATGACCATGGCAGTCACAGGCAAGATCGCCCGTAAGTATATGGCACACTTCATTGACGCGTCCTTTGGCGGCTCTACCGCTAACTGGTACCGCATCGGCAAAGACCTCGAGGAGTACAACGTCGAGATGAATCCCGACACCGAGGTCCGTAAGAACATCCTCGGCGAGAGCTCCTTTGTCCACAACGGATACGAGATCTCCGCGGACGCTGACCCTTACTACGCAGTAGTGGGCGACGCTCTCTTCGAGAAGCTGCAGAACATCATCGACACGCAGGCCAATGATGACACCTGCAAGACCGACATCCTGGAGGTCCATCTCTGGGACGGCTCTGAGAACAGCTTCAAGGCATACAAGCAGGAAGCCTATGTCGTTCCCACCTCTTACGGCGGGGACACTTCCGGCTACCAGATCCCCTTCACAGTCAACTATACCGGCGCTAAGATCGCGGGCACGTTCAACCCGTCGACCAGCACCTTCACTGCTGACTGATAAGCGGGACCTTTTTCCGCGATCACTGGGGACCCTTCGGGGTCCCCTTTTTTGTTATGTATGACGGAGGAAATGATACATGGCAGAAGCTAAAGCGCCTACCCTGCAGATCCAGGTCGATGACGGTCTCCAGAGAGTTCCGATCGTGAACACGTTCGGCGACGAGATCGGCGTCTTCTTCTTCAGGCCCACTGACGTGGGCATCATCCGGCGCTATGACGCGCTGGCAGGCAAGCTGGCGGACATTGCCAAGCCCCTCGAGGAGCTCTCCATCACTGCGGACGGGGAGGCTGAGGACGACAGGTCCGCTGAAGTGCTGGCCAAGGCTGAGGAACAGCTCTACGAGGCTGTCGACGAGCTCTTCGGCGGCAACTTCGCCGAGGCCTTCTTCGGCAAGATGAACCCCTTCAGCCCCGTGGGCGGCCGGTTCTACTGCGAAGGCGTAATCGAGGCCGTAGGCGCCTTCATCGAAAAGCAGTTCGACGCCGAGGTCTCCAAGATCTCCCGCAAGGTCGGCAAGTACACGGGGAAGTATAAAAAGTGATCTTCGACCTTCCCACGACCCTTGAGGTGGCCGGGCGGACGTACGACATCCGCACGGATTTCCGTGACGTACTGACCGTCCTGACGGCCATGGAGGACCCGGAGCTCGAGCCCCAGGAGAAGGTGTACGTCTGCCTTGCGGTCATCTACAAGGACATGGAGAGCATCCCCCGGGAGGACATGCAGGAGGCGTACGACGCCGCCCTGCGCTTTATCGACAACGGGGCGAAGAAGAATCCTCACGGGTCCGCCCGCACCATCGCGTGGGAGCAGGACGCAGGGATCATGTTCCCTGCTGTCAACAAGGCGGCAGGCTTCGAGATCCGGGCGGCAAAATATATCCATTGGTGGACATTTATGGGCTACTTCATGGAGATAAAGGACAGCCTGTACGCCCACGTCCTCTCAATCCGGCACAAGAAGGCCAAGGGCAAGAAGCTGGAGAAGTGGGAGAAGGACTTCTGGGCCCAGAACCGCGACATCTGCGTGATCCGGGCGAAGGCCACAGAGGAAGAAGAAGCAGAGAAGAAACGTCTTGAGGCACTGCTGGGGTAGCATAGGAGGCCTGACATGGCTGAGTTTGACGGCCGGATAACGATCGGCACAAAAATAGATACGTCCGGCTTTAAGGCCGGGTCTGACGAGCTCCTGAGCGCCATCAGGTCCCTGACGGACAAGATCGACGCCCTCGGCAAGACCGTCGAGGCCGCCTTCGCGAAGATGTCGTCCCCTGACGCCGCCCGGGGCATGAGCTCCACAGCGGCCGCCGCCGGCAAGGCGGAGCGGTCCATGAGGAGCATGAGCAAGTCCACGTCAAGCCTCGGCAAGGACATCCTGGCCGCGGGGCGCAAGATCGAGTCCCTCGGCCCCCTGGCAGAACGGGCCGCGGAGGGCGGCGAGGCGGCCTTCCGGCGCTTCGGAGACCGGGCGTCCAACATGGACGCGGTCATCAGGTCGCTGAGGTCGAGGCTCGAGGAGTTCGGCGCCACCCGGACGCCCACGAAGGAATACGCGGAGCTTGAGGAGCGGCTGAAGGGCCTGCGGGCCCAGCTCGAGGGGTTCCGGGCGGCGGGCCTGCGCGAGGACGCCATGGCAGGCGTCAAGCGCTCCATAGCGGAGACAGAAGCCGAGATGCAGCGCCTCCGCGACACCGGCGCCGACGCCGTGCTGGGATCCAGCACTGATGAGTACCGCGAGTACGAAGCCGAGATCGAAGGCCTCGAGGAGCGCATGATCGAGTTCCGGAACGTGGCCACGCCTCCCACGGCGGCTGAGGCCGCCTGGGCTAGGCTCATGGGCACACTGGCGCAGGTCCGGGCGAAAGTGACGGACTTTGCTGCCGGGATGCGGGAAGCGGTATCCGGCGCGGCGCCCCTGACAGAACAGATCGGCGGGTTCTTCGACTCAGTCCTCGAGAAGATCGACGGAGCAGTAGATAAGGTCCGGCAGTTCGGCAGCAGCATCTCGTCTGCCATCGGTTCCGGCCTGAGCTCCGCGGGGTCTGCGATCATGAGGATCCCGGAGGCGGTCGATGGCATCGTGTCCGGCGGGCTCCCGGGCGTCCTGTCCGGGCTGAACACCATGCTAGGCAAGATCGCCGGCGCCGCGACATACGCCGCCGGATCCCTGCTCAGGATAGCGGGAGGCGCGGTCATCACCGGCATCAAAGGCATCGCGTCAGCGGCCCTTAACGCCGCCGCTGGCTTCGCCCGCATGGTGGGGTCCGGCATCGTGGGCTTCCTGAAGAACGTGGCGACGCACGCGGGACAGGCGGCCATGAACCTCGTCAAGATGGCAGGGTCCAGGATCACCTCGCCCATCGCGAACCTGGCGAGGAGCGTGCTCGGCCTCGGCAGGTCCACGCAGTCAGCGTCCGGCCAGATGAAGCACTCCTTCCTGACGATCCTGAAGTACGGCTTCGGCATCAGGTCGCTCTTCTTCCTGTTCCGCAGGCTGAGGAACGCCCTCACCGAGGGCCTGAAGTCGCTGGCGGCCGTGAACCCTGAGCTCAACAGCTCCATATCCGGCATGATGGGCGCCCTGACCAACCTCAGGAACGCCTTCGCGTCGGCCTTCTCTCCCATCATCCAGGTCGTCGCTCCGATCATAACCTACTTCATCAACATGCTGACCGCGGCGGTCAACCACATCGGCATGCTGATCGCGGCCCTCACCGGCAAACCTTTCTACAAGGCGTCCGGCGCTACGGCGAAATTCGCCGGAACGACGGAGAAGGCAGGCAAGGCGGCCGGCAAGACGGCCAAGGCCGTGAAGGAGGAAAAGCGGCAGCTCGCGTCCTTCGATAAGCTGGACATCCTCTCCGGAAGCAACTCCGGCGGAGGGGGCGGCGGAGCAGGAGGCGGCGGGGGATCCGGCGGAGGCGGAGGCCTCGGCGGGGGCTTCACCCGTACGGCCATCGAGCCCGCTGTCTTCGAATGGATCGAACGCCTTAAGGCGGCATTCCGCAAGGGCGACTACGAAGCGGTCGGCGCGATCCTCGCGCAGAAGATAAACGAACAGCTCCAGCGCGTGAAGGACCTGATCTCCTGGAACAACGTCGGGCCTACCATCCAGAAGTACGTCGACATGATCGCCCGCATCTTCAACTCCCTGGTGGACAACATCGACTGGGGCCTGATCGGGCGGACCTTCTCAGAGGGCGCCAACACGATCATGCGGTCACTCGACCTGATCCTGACGAGCATCGACTTCACGAACCTGGGGTCGAAGATCGCTCAGGGGCTGAACGGCGCAGTGGGCACCCTTAACTGGACGCTGCTCGGCAAGACCCTCGCCGACCGGTTCAACGCGGTCCTTGACACTCTCTACGGGGCAGTCACTGGCTTCAACTGGACGAGCCTCGGCCGGTCCCTCGGCAACGCCGTCAACGGGTTCATCCGCAACGTCAAGTGGTCGGAGATCGGCCAGACCGTCACGAACGCCTTCAAGGGCGCTTTCGACTCCGTTGCGGAGTTCATGAAGACAGTCGACTGGTCTTCCATGGCGCATGACGTGGAGGAAGCCTTCGGCAGCGTCGACTGGTCGGCGATCGCCAAGAGCGCGTTCAACGCCTTAGGCGCCGCGTTCGGAGGCCTCGCGTCCTTCCTGGGCACCCTGCTGAACGACGCGTTCAAAAACATCTCAGATTACTTCGACAACTCGATCGATGAGGCCGGCGGCGACGTCATTCAGGGCATCTTCAACGGCATCCTGAACGCCGTGAAGGGCATCGGCAAGTGGATCTATGACAACATCTTCAGCCCCTTCATAGATGGCTTCAAGGGCGCGTTCGGCATCCACTCGCCCTCCAAGGAGATGGAGCCCCTCGGCGGGAACATCATCGAGGGCATGCTGAACGGCATCACGTCCTTCATGTCCGGTATTGGGACGTGGCTCGGAGATCATGTCCTCGGGCCAATCAAGGACGCCCTGCAGGGTGCCTGGAATACGGCGGGCATGGTCGTTGACGTCGGAGTCAACCTCGTCAAGGACGGCTGGTCCAACTTCACGGACTGGATCGGCGAGAAGAAGGAGGCGGCCATCGACGTGCTGGTCGGCCTGAAGGAAAAGGCCGGCGCGTGGTCCAAAGACGCGTGGGACGCCCTGAAGTCCGGCGGCGGCACTGTGGTAGGCACGGTACAGACCGCCCTGACCAAGGCGAGCACGTGGGCAGGCGACGCGTGGACGGCCGTCCAGTCCGGCGGCAAGACAGCGGTACACACCCTGAGCTCTGCCGTGCAGAAGGCGGGCAACTGGGTAGGCGACGCATGGTCGGCCGTCAAAGAGGCCGGCAAGTCTGGTGTGCACACCCTGAATTCCGCCGTGCAGAAGGCCCAGGCATGGGGCGCTGAGGCGTGGTCTGCGGTCAACAAGGATGGCGACAGCGGCACGCATACGCTGCGGTCGGCAGTTTCCAAGGGCTCCTGGGTGACGGACGCATGGAACGCGGCGACGACGAAGCTCGGGACCTTCACGCGGACCCTGAGCCAGAGGCTGACCAAGGGATCCTGGAATTCAGACGCCAGCACGGCCCTGAAGGCAAAGCTCGGCACGTTCAAGCGTACGCTGGAGGTCGGCGTCAAAGCGGCCGCGGGCACCACGATGTCCTTCATCAAGAAGATCCTCGGCAGGGCTTCCGGCGGCATATACAGCGGAGGCGGATGGACGAAGCTCCCGCAGTTCGCGTCAGGCGGCGTGATAAACGGCGCCACGAGAGCGATCAGGCACTTCACGACTGCCGCGTCCGGCTACAGCGGGCACGGGTCCCTCGTCCTCGCGGGCGAGCGCGGGCCTGAGATCGTCGGGCACGTAGGTGGCAAGACAGAGATCCTGAACAAGTCCCAGATGGCGTCAGCGCTCTACAGCGCGGTGGTGGCCGGCATGACCAACGTCAGCAACAGGCTGGCCATGGCGCTTGCCAATATCGTGGCACAGGGCGCGGGAGCGATCCGGGACGCTGTGGCATACACGGCGACGGCGCCTGTGGTCCTGCCTCCGGCGTTCGATAACTTCCCCGCCGACGTGATCACCGGCCTCGAGGCCGTCAGGAGCGTGGTCTTCTCCATGCCCGCCATGGCGACAGGAACGGTGATGCCCTACTCGACGACGGCGCAGGCGGCGTCAGCGGACGACATCCAGCAGGCCCTCAACCTGTCCAACGATATGCTGGCCAATCGGCTGACAGCGCAGATCAACGCGGCAGCCGTGGCCATCGTGCAGGCCGTCAGGGAGGCCGGCGCAAGCAGCAGGCCCATCAGCACGGCGGCGCTGACACAGGCCGCAATCGACGAGATCAACCGGCGGACCGTCGCATTCGGCGGCTCGCCGCTCACAGGAGTATAAGCACATGAGACCGAGCATAGTGATCAAGGGGCACGACTACACGAGGTACGTGTCAGAGGCCAAGCCCACCAGGAACGATCTGGACGCCGACGGCGCGGGGCGCGACATCCACAGCGGCACCATGTTCCGGTCGAAGATCGGGGAAAAGATGACCTGGGAGGTCGAGATGAACGAAATGGACGAGACGCTGGCGGCCCAGCTCTCCAGCGACCTGTCCACGACGTACACGACACTCTCCTATCTGGATCCCCGGACCAACACGACTAAGACCGGGACGTATTACTGCTCTTCCGTAGACTTCGGGACGCAGATGTACAAGCCGGTCGTCGGCAAGACGTATTACACGGGCATAACTTTCACACTTATCGAGAGGTGACGCCGTGCAGAACACAAGCAAGATGTGGAAGGAGCTCGTAGCGTCGGGCTCCTATCTCCTGCAGACGGCCGTCGGCATCGACGGCGTCAGCTACGACGCCACGACGGCGCCGGTGGTCACGCGGGGCCTGACGGATGGGTCGTCCGTGTCCGTGGGCGGGTGCTCAGCGGTCACGCTGTCCCTGTCCCTCGTCACGGCCGACAATATCCCGACGGCGGCGGAAGTGAAGGTATGGATGCGCCTGATCACGGAGGACCCGCCCGAGGAGGGCGAGCTCGTGGTCAGCGGCGGCCCTCTCGTCGTCGGGGGCCAGACCATCATACTGTCAAAATACGCCGCGACGGACTGGCTGCCCGTCGGGACGTTCTATATCTCAAAGCGGGAGCGCGACTGGATCACCAATCTCGTCACGATACAGGCGTACGACGCCATGCTCCGCGTGAACCAGACGTTCTCGTCCGTGACCACGTGGCCTAAGCGCATGGCCCGGGCCGTGGAGGAGATCGCGGCGCTGATGGAGGTCGAGGTCGACGAGCGGACGTGGGCGCACGTCCCCGAGATAGAGATCCCCGACCCTACAGGCTCGCTCATATCGACCGTGCTCGGCGACATCGGCGCACTGGCCGGAGGGAACTGGGTCATCACGCCCGCCGGGAAGCTCCGGCTGGTACCGCTGACCGGACAGCCCGAGACTTCCGACTGCCACACGATATACGGCATCCTGCAGAAGCTGACCATCGGCGACACGGTCAGGATCACCGGCGTCAAGGGCACGGACAGCGCGGGCAAGACGTACAGCGCGGGCAATGAGACCGGCTATATGCTGGACATCGGGTCCAACGCCTACGTGACGCAGGCAGCCATAGACGGCCTGTACAGCAGGCTGAATGGCCTTACGCATATCCCCTTCCGGGCGTCAGGATCCATCTACGACCCGGCCATGGAGCTGGGCGACCCCGTCGTGTACGCGGACCTCGTGACCAGCAGGATCATGAACGAAACGGCCACGTACGGCCTCGCCTTCAGGTCCGACGCCTCGGCTCCCGTACGTGACGAGTCGGAGTCGGAGTACCCGTACCAGAGCGCCACGGCGCTCAGCATCGCGGCTCTCAGGAAGGCCCAGGACGCTAATATCGTCTTCGATGTCCTGAGCGCTGTGGACGACACGGCGGGCACGACCACGCTGACCGCTAAGGTATACCGGAGCGGGACAGACGTCACGTCAGAATTCGACCCGGAGATGTTCTCCTGGGTAAGGAGGACAGAGGCCGGCGAAGAGGCTCTCGGGACAGGATATACGATTACCGTAGATAATGAGGACTACGCCTACGGAGGCGCGGTGGTCGGCAGGCTGACCACGGAGGACTAAGCACATGAGCATCAGAGCGAATGAACTATCACGGGTCACGACGATCGGCGGCAACGACGACGTGATCCTCGTCGACCCCTCCACGAACAGCGGGTCGATCATCAACGCGCAGGCCCTCGCTGACAGCGGGGTCCCGCACGGCTACAACGACCTGAAGCAGAAGGTCGCGGCCCTCGGAGGCGGCACGCCTGCAGCGGCGAAGACCGTGTCAGAGATGACCGACAAGACCAGGCTGTACGTGTACACCGGTTCTGAGGCCGGCTATACGGCAGGCAACTGGTACTACTGGAACGGATCCGCGTGGACGTCCGGGGGAGCGTACGGCGACATTGCGCTGGACGACACCCTGACGGTACAGGGCGCCGCAGCGGACGCCAAGGCCACGGGCGACGCTATCGGCACGGCCGGCAAATCCATCCTCGGCCTTTATCCCACCGAGACTGCATCTGGAGACGTGGCTGTCATCCATGACGGAGCGGACGACCTGCCTGTCCGTGACCTGTCCGTGGCGATTGAGCCTGTGCAGGCGGGGAGCGGAGACCCTTCACCGTCCAACATCTGTCCCATCAGCGGATGGGATGCTGTCAAGGTCGCAAGGACTAGTAGGAATATCATTGATGTCTATCCGAGGACCGGAAAATCAGCAAGTGTTACTTACACGAACAACGCCGATGGGTCTGTCACGCTTAACGGAACCGCCTCCGTTGCATCGGGAGTAGTCCTTCCTCGAGTGATGGAGAGCAGAAACTTAAAGCCGGGGACTTACTACGCTAGGCTTTTTGGGGGCAACCTTACGGGTCTGACCATGCAGGTCTACTCCAATGGTGCATCTACGTCCATGTTCAATAAGCAGAGCGGTAGCTTCACTATCCCGGAAGATAGCGTATCCAACTATATCCGTATAAGATGGGACAGCGGAACCGTTCTGGATAACGTGGTGGTCTATCCCATGCTTGTCGAAGGTACGGAAGAACCTACCACCTACGAATATCCGCAAGCTGACACCCACACCATCACCCTTCCCACCACGGTCTACGGTGGAACACTTGATGTGACAAAGGGCATTCTGACGGTGGACAGGGGATTCGTGACTTGGAACGGAACAGAAGAATGGACGCTGTCTGGTGGAAAGAAGGCAAGGTGCAACATCTATGCTCTTCAGAACCTTATCAAGCGTCCTGCGGTGGCAAGCGAAATCCTTGAAGGTCTGCAAGCAAGCTACCTGACAGCGCAGAAGGATAACGACACATATCAAGGGACTATCGGCATCTCCTGCCAGACCAATGGTGTCGTGGGCATCACGCTGACAGGTGAAGCTACCACAGCAGATGCGGTCAAGGCATATCTTGCTGAACATCCCTTACAGGTGGTCTATCCACTTGCCATTCCTCAGACCTATACCCTGACCCCTGTACAGGTCAAGACCCTGCTTGGTGAGAACAGGATTTATGCGGATGCAGGGCAGGTAACGGTGCAGTACAGAGCGGACTTCAACGAGGCAGGCTTAATGTACATTCCTAAGGCCCCCACAGCGGACGGCTCTTACAGGCTGACTGCGGATGTGAGCGGCGGGACACCGACATACAGATGGGAGGCGGCAGAATGAGAGAAATATACATAAAGTCGAAAGCAGGCCTTCCTCCCATCGGCAGACGGGGCGAGAATTTGGCATCCCGTGTGCATCTTGCTGAGGTTCCTGCTGAGGGGCAGGCCGTGACGGTCTTCATCAAGCGGAATGGTGACACGGTGGCCTATCCTGCTTCACAGGTCGAGGTCACGGATGCAGAGATAATCTGGACAGTCACCTCTGTGGACACCGACAAGCAGGGCCGTGGACAGGTGCAGTACAGATTTCACGATGCCGAGACTGGCGAAGTGATCAAAACCGAAATATACGGCTTTGTCGTGGGCCTTGCCATCGACACCGAAGTCGGCCCTACGCCTGACCCCTATGAGACATGGCTCGACAGCCTGACAGACCTCGCAGGGCAGGTACAGACGGACGCAAGGCGGGCAGAGGATGCCGTGGCAGAGATACAGGGCATCACGGCAGATGCTACCACCCTTCCTGCCGGTTCTGAGGCCACCGCAACCTACTCTGACGGAGTCCTGCATTTTGGAATCCCCACCGGCCCGCAGGGCGAAAGAGGAGCCACGGGAGCGCAGGGCGAGACAGGCGCAACAGGTCCACAGGGGCCTAAGGGAGACACGGGAGCTACGGGAGCGACAGGCCCTAAAGGTGATAAGGGCGATACAGGGGCAACCGGAGCGCAGGGACCGAAGGGAGAGACAGGCCCGCAGGGTCCGAAGGGTGACAAGGGAGACACAGGCCTGCAAGGCCCCAAAGGTGATACAGGGGCTACTGGACCGCAGGGGCCTGCCGGGAGTGACGCTGAGGTAACGGCAGAGAATATCGCAGATGCGCTTGGATATACCCCTGCGAGTGATGCGGTGATGACCCGGCTCGTCCCCGATACGGGAGGTGCTGATGGTTATGTCCTCATGTATGACGGAGTGGCTCCATATGCGTGGAAACTGCTGACCCCCGATGACATATCTGACTTCGATGAATCTGTGAACACAATGGTCGATGAGGCAGTCGCAACGCCAACCTTTGTTGCCACCGATGCCACAAGCAAATCCGTAATCAAAAACGCTTTTGGGGTTGATGCTCAGATTGTCACCCCAGAATCAATCACGAGCGTTGCAAGACTAATGGCCCTGCTATCGCCCAAAACATGGTTCGTCTGGTTGAACGGCGCAGAGGTGGAATTTGCAAGACTTGCAGTAAGCCTCAATGCTTCATCGAACCAAGTCTACATGATTCTCCATGGTATGTCCTCATTCGCAAGCGGCACGATGGGGTCGGGCGATTGGGCCGTAGTCCCGGACGATACAGACGATTACAAGATAAAGGTCGATACGCTCTGGGACGATTACCAGTCAGCGATAACAGCGTTAGGATAAGGAGGGCAGGATGTCACTTACAGATAAAATCAATGCCCTCACGGCCTATGCCAACGAGGTCACCGGCGAATCCGATACCACCCTGTCCGAAGCAGTCCATACGCTTGCTGATGGATACGGACAGGGCGGGGGAGATAGCATTTGGAATACGATTGTGGACCGCAAAGTGACGGAAATCAATGACAAAGACGGATTATGTAATGCCGTGGGCGATTATGCGTTTTATCATTGTACATCATTGACATCGGCCATTTTTCCGTCCGTGACAAGCATTAGGCTCAACGCTTTCGGCGGGTGTCCGAATTTATTGTCTGTTGACTTACCGTCCGCAACAAGAATTGGAGCCAGTGTTTTCTACGGGTGTACGGCACTGAAAACATTGGTCCTAAGGAAGTCTGATTCTATCTGTACGCTTTCGAACACCAATACGTTCACTAGCACACCAATAAAGTCAGGCACCGGCTATATCTACGTCCCCGCCAGTCTTATCGAGACGTACAAGACAGCGGACAGATGGTCAACATTTGCCGCCCAATTCCGTGCCCTCGAGGACTACACCGTGGACGGCACGACCACAGGAGACCTTGACCCCAACAAGATTTAAGGAGGAACAAAAATGCTTTATCTCATTCTTGTCATCACCACCAATACGGACGGAACCTTCAACTACTATACCTATGACTTCCACAGTTTCGCCTCTGCCCTCGTAGCCTACGACCGCAAGCAGGCAGAGGTCACGTCTGACACCGGCAGGGCCTACTACACCATCAAGCTGATTGACAATACCGGCGCAGTCCTCAAGGCCGAGGAACGTGACCTTACTGCTATCCGGGAGCCTGAGCAGGGCGAATAACTTGGCAACTACTTGGCATTTGGGAGGATAACAGAGTTTGATCTACGAAAAAGAGGTGTCAATCTACAAGCCGAATGCTACGGCAGACGGGATCGCTGCCGCACAGTCTGCCGCTGATGCGGCTCAGGGCACAGCGGACCAGGCTAAGACTGCCGCCGGTACGGCTCAGACTACTGCGGACCAGGCTAAGACTGCCGCCGGTACGGCTCAGACTACTGCGGACCAGGCTAAGACAGCCGCCGGTACGGCTCAGACTACTGCGGACCAGGCTAAGACAGCCGCCGGTACGGCTCAGTCTGCCGCTGATGCGGCTCAGGGCACGGCAGACACTGCTCTCGCGCAGAGCGTCGAATACATCGTCGGCACGCAGACGGCCACGACGGCCTCATGGACCGGCAAGACCACGGACGCCGCCCTGAAGGCAGGCAAGACTATCGCATACCGGCTCCCCAAAACGTCTGCGGCCAATGCCACGCTGAACCTGACGCTCTCAGGCGGAGGGACCACAGGCGCCAAGGCGGTCTATTACAATAACAGCCGGGTCGGCACGCAGTACCCTGCGAACTCCATCATCCACATGACGTACGACGGGAGCAGCTGGAGGATCACTAATTATAACTCTGATACCCAGAACCGGGTGAGGCTCCAGAACGTGATCACCGCGGCGGGGGCGATCAGCACCAGCCACATCATCTGCGGGACGGATGCGGGATACAGGGACATCGCGGCTGGAGTATCTTTCGACCTGTCCTATCCTCTCCTGTTCGCGGGCACGGCCATCGCGGCCGGGGCGACGACAGGGACAAGGGACAACAACTTCCTGCAGGTCAACAGCGTCGTGGCCACGAACAACGGCACGGTACAGTCTGGCGCGGCGGGAAAGACCCTGTACCTTAAGGGAAAAGTGACGGGGAACACGTTCAAGATCTCCGCCAGCCCCTTCATGACGACAGTTGTCCCCTCGTCAGAGGACGGGATCATATACCTGCCTCTCGGTCTGATGTATTCCGAGGCGAACATCTATTTCTCGTCGAGCAGCAAGCTCTACGCCTATAAGGGTGGGCAGTTCCGGGAGCTGGCCATCGGGGAGGCGGAAGAGGCGGCCAGGACCGCCACGAACTACCTGTATGACTCAGTCGCGGCGGGCCTCGTGGTAGCGCAGGAGGCCGTCAAGACCGACGAGGAGCTCGAAGAGCTCAGCGTCCCGAACGTCCGGATGACGTCTGAGGGCGTCGATATATACACCGACGGAACCACACGGGTGGCCCACTACGGTTCAGAGGCGGTCATCGGAGCAGAGGATGAAGCGCATACCACCATCGGTTCTGGCAGGATGGTATTTGACGACGACACACAGAACCTGATGTTCCTGGGACGGACGAACAACGACACCACGGGCAAGGCCATCTGCCAGCTCACTCTCCCGCTCGACCACAAGACAGAGAGCTCCGGGTCATGGGTCTTCGCCGAGACGTACGACCTGTCCTTCCCGCGGCAGACCGTGTCAGAGATCATAGGCGTGGGATTCACGCCGCTGAATGACGTCGTGGCGCTCACCAAGGGCTCTCAGTGGACGGCCACAGTGGAAGATGGCCTGCTCACCAGTGTGGCGATCACGCCGGACGGAGTGTCCCGCATCACGGACTACATCGCGCAGTTCGAGGAGGTCACCGGGATCGTCGTCAAGTTCCTGACAACGGACAGCGTGCAGACATACGTCCTGGACAACACGTCCGGCGACTACGTGACGCCAGCCTCCCCGGACATCACGACGGACGCCCCGGGCGACGGCGCGTTCAGTATCGGAGGCGGGCACGCCTACGGTGACAACTCTGTGGCCATGGCGGGTGGTGAGGCCTACGGCAAAAGGTCCTTCGCCTTCGGGTACTCCAGCGAGACCGGGGCGGCCCGGGCGACTAAGGAAGGCGAGGTCCGCTTCAAGTCCGATAAAATGGCGGTCGAGGGTGAGTTTATGACCTTCGGCTCAGAGGGGGAGCTCACGGGCTGGGCGTTCAACTCATCCTATGTCAATACATCATCTTCTTCCGCCCACGTCTACGGTCTGGGCGACTACGTCAGGATCGACGGGTCCATCGTCACGAAGGCTAACGTCCCGGCGGGATCCACGCTCATTACGGGCCTCCCGAAGTCCTTCTTCGGGGGCGGCGAGCAGGCCGACCCCAGGATGCGGATCTTCGGCAGGACGGTCTACCCTGCCGTGGTCACAGGGACCGCCGGCACGCTGCAGGCCATCCTGATCGCCAATCAGTGGGTGGACGCGGGGTCCATCACCCTGCCGCGCGCGGGCACATGGCTGGTACGTTTCAACTTCAACCTGACTGACAACCACGGGACGGGCCACATCACCGGTCAGATCAACTACGGCGAGTCAGGCACTACCGGCGTCCGGAACAGGCAGTCGGTATACTTCAATAAATCGGGCAAAGACCTGTGCATGACGGTCACGGCGATCATCACGACCACAGGGTCCGCGTCCGTCCCCTGCAGGCTGTACTCCACGTTCGGAGCGTCGGAGCTCAGCAACGCGTACGTGAACATCTCAGCGGTCTGCGTCGGAGGCGCGGGCGAGCTTGACGTGGCCGAGCTGAACATCATGAACGACGGCACGGACGCAGAGAAGGCGAATCTCATCACCAGAGGGACCGTGCCTATCCCCTCGGGAAGTACCATCAGGTTCGGGGCAACGTACATCCGCGATTCTCTCTGGGATGGCGGGTATAACGGATAGTTTTTTGATTCTGCGGAAGAAAAGGATATGGAAAACTTAAAAATGCAGGTAATGACTGAACTCCACTACACCCACAACTACTGGATCATCCTTCTCCCCGCCATTATGGCTGCAGGAGATGTAGTCACTGGCTTTATCCAGGCGCAGATCAACGGGACGAAGCGCTCTTCCATCATGCGGAAGGGCCTGTACCGCAAGCTCGGAGAGCTCGGCGCAATCGTCCTGACCTTCGTGACGTGCGTGGCCCTCGCACTGCCGGTATCAGTAGCGGCGGCGGCTTCTCTTTATGTAGTATTCATGGAAGCCCTGTCCATCCTCGAGAACCTCAAGGCGGCAGGCATCCCGATCCCTGACTTCATCACCAAGAAGGGCGAGGAGATCCATGACCAGATCAACACAGGCGCCATCCTGGAGCACCACAAGACAGACGTAAAGCCCGAATAAGTTACTGCAAGACCGAAGGCCTCCCGTCACGGGAGGCCTTTTTTGCGTGGAGGAACAATATGAAAATGCTAGAATCAGATCTGACCAGGAAGGCCGTGGAGGCCATCCTCGGGTCCATGCACGACCCGGTGGGCTGGAACGGCCACGCCCGCAAGGTGAAGCTGGGCGCCGACTATGAGGCCGTGCAGGCCATCATCAACGCCCTCATGGAGGACGAGCGCGCCCTGATCAGGGCGCTGGCCTGTTACGTCCTCGACGGCCACGCGGGCAGCGGGGAGGACCGGCAGAAGCTCCTCGGCAAGTACTACAAGCGTACCCAGGTCAAGGTGAACTGGCTCCTGAAGACGGCGAACGCCATAGCGTCAGGGTCCGGCGCCTACGGCAACGGTGAGGAGCGCCGGCGCAAGCTGGGCGACGACTACATCGTCGTGCAGAGCATGGTCAACCAGATCCTGGCCGAAAAGCCGATGACGCAGAAGGAGCTCGACCGTCTCGTGGCAGGCGTATGGGCCGGAGACTACGGCAAAGGTGAGGAACGCAAGGAGAAGCTGGGAGCCCGATACGAGGAGGTCCAGAAGGCCATCAACGGCGGCCTGGTCATCGTCAAGGCAGCCAGCGTCCCGAAGCTGTCCGGGAAGAATGTCACCCTTACGATCCCGGCGAAGGGGAAGAAAAGGACGTATACCATCTTCGGGCAGGCGAACTGCTCCCACGAGTACCTGCGCGGGTCCGGCTGCGCCCTGTGCGCGGGCCTGTGCGCCTGCAGCGCGGACAGCCAGATCGTGGACCCTGACGTCTTCTACGACAAGTACGCGAAAGCAGTCCTCGGGGTGTCCCTGCCCGCCTCTTCCGGCAGGCCCGTCAGCCCCTACGGCCTGCAGAAGCTCCTCTCCTCCAAGGGGATCCGGAGCAAATGGGTGCCGTACAAAGAGACCGGCTTCATGGCCAACGACATCATCCCGCATCTGAGGACCGGTCAGCCCGTGCTGGTCTGGATGGGGTCGAGCCTCAGCAAAAAGTATACGAACTCTGTCCACACCGTGGTCCTCGCGGGCGTCACGGAGGACGGCAGGGGCATATACCTGGACAGCGGAGCCAGGACCTGGGACGGGTACCAGCGGGCCAAGCTGGTCGACCTGAACGACGTCCAGAACCACATGTGGTTCTGCACAAAGGGCAAGGCCGCGGAGCAGGTCCTCTGGGGCGGGCACAGCACCACGACCGGATACATCAAGATCTATTTCTAAGGAGGAACACATGGCAAAAGCGACACTGGCCCAGCAGGCCTTTCTGAACAAGATCGCCCCGTGGGTGGTCTATTACGCCCCGCAGTACGGGATAAAGTGCCCGTCGGCCGTCATCGGCCAGGCGGTCCATGAGACTGGCTGGGGAAAGGACGGCCTGTCCCCGTACAACAACTTTTTTGGCATGAAGTGCGGATCTAGCTGGAAGGGCGCGTCCGTCAACAAGAAGACACAGGAAGAGTACAAGGTCGGCACGCTGACCAACATCAGCGCCAACTTCCGGGCGTACGCCACCGTAGAGGAGGGCGTCAAAGGCTACTTTGAATTCATCTCCTCTTCCAGATACGCGAACCTGAAGGGGATCACGGATCCGCTGAAGTACCTGCAGGCCATCAAGGCGGACGGATATGCCACCGGATCGAAATACGCGGAGAACATTTATAAGACCATCACAGGGTACGGCCTGACTAAATATGACAAGATGGAGCCGGTAAGGCCCTCTTACACGAAGGCCGACGCCGTGGAGGCGATCCGGGGCTGGATCGGCAGGAAAGAATCCAACGGCACCCACAAGGCCATCGTGGACGTCTACAACGCCGACCTGAAGGTCAACGTCAGGCAGCACGGCACGGTCAGCTACTCCGTGCTGTACACCGACTCCTGGTGCGCCGCGGCCGCCTCTGCCGCGTACATCTACGCCGGCATGGACTGGGCCTTCCCGGTCGAGTGCTCCTGCCCCAGGATGATCAATATCGCTAAGAAGATGGGCGTCTGGACCGAGAAGGACGGATACGTCCCGGCTCCCGGCGACGCCATCCTCTACGACTGGCAGGACAGCGGGGCAGGCGACAACACCGGCACGCCTGACCACATCGGTATCGTGGAGAAGGTCGAAGGCCGGACGATCACGGTGATCGAGGGCAACTACTCCGACTCTGTCAAGCGCCGGACCATCCAGGTCGACGGCAAGGGCATCCGCGGATACGTCGTCCCGAGGACCTCCGCAGGGGCCGCTCATCCCCAGACGGGTACTTCTTCCACCGAGGCCACGAAAACGCCTGCACCGGCCACCGGAGCCCCTAAAACCACCATCCAGAGGGAAGGCGTCGTTACAGCCCATCTCCTCAACGTCAGGACGTGGGCAGGCACCGAGAACAAGACCGTATCCTTCAGCCCGCTGCGGCAGGGACAGAAGGTCGGGATCTGCGACACGGTGGGGGCCAAGGACGGCACGCCCTGGTACTACGTCAAGGTCGGCGATAAATATGGATTCGTCTCCAGCCGGTATATCAGATGCTGACCATCGGCACGTCCATCCGGCCGCTCCTCCCGGAGCTCGTGCCGGCGGCGCAGGCGGCCAGCAGGGAGACGGGCATCTATGCCTCTGTCCTGCTGGCCCTGGCCCAGAACGCCCGTAAACGCCCCGAGTCGTGGCGGGACTACTACCGCGACAACCACTCCGTGATCAACATCCGGCCGGAGGAGGGGTACGACGGGCCGACGTACCGGGCCAACATCGCGGGCTATGTCGGAGGGTTCTATGTCCAGCGCCTGAAGACGTACAAGGGCTATGACACATGGGCCGATGGGATCATGGCCGCGGCCCGTTATCTCATAGAAAAACGCCCGGCAGTCCTACTGGCAGAATCACCAGAAGAAGCGTGCCGGGCGATCGACGGGATACCCACAGGGAACCATACCGTATGGGCCGACCTCATGATCCTGGCCATCAGGAAGATGGACCTGAAGCAGTACGACCTGCCGCTCGATGCAACAAAATGACATATCGGCCAGTGAACATTTTATCATTTGTTCTGGCTCTGAACATTTGTAAACATGCCGTTTTAATCATACCTCTTCGGTAGGAGTACCGAACATGTTCGGCGAATGTTCACTGGATTGTTCACTGGGTTTTTGGCGTTTTTAAGCCAAAAACTCCACTTAGTGAACATTTGAACATAAAAATCATAAAACTTTGTAAAATTAGAGAATAGCGGGTGATACTTAAAGAAATTAAGATATCACTGCATCTCTAATCCCACGTCTCTACGCCTGTACACAGGTACTTTACGGAAAACAATGTTCGTTCGTTCAGTGGCGCGGAATGAACAAAATGACATAAGCGCAGCCGCGGTACATGATGGTTCGCCTGTGCGCTCCGAAGTGGAGCACAGAGGCCTCCAGGCGAACCGTCGGATCGCCCAATCCGTCGACCTCGGACAGAGGCACGACCTCTGTGTGCTCTGAGAAGTTGTACACGATCTTCACGGGCCCGTCGTCGTACAGGTAGACGGCATTGATGAAGGTATGTACCAAGAGCCGCTGGACCTTGCGGTCGGAGTGGTCCATGTCCCGGAAGCGTTCGATGAAGAACCTGATATGATCCTCCGTCAGGCGCTCCGAGGCGAGGGCCTCCAGACGGTCCAGCTCAGAGCGGAGGGATGCCTCCTCGTCCTCGATCTCCTTCATGCGGGACGCCAGGACGTCGTACGGTGCGCCCTGCTCGAGGGACCTGATGAGGTTGGCCCTGCGCCTCTGCGCGTCGCGGATCCCTGCCCTGAGGCCCTCCAGGTCGTCCGTCTCCGTGTCCGTCTGCTCATAGTAGGCGTAGACCGCCTGGACGATCTCGTCCACGACGGCCTCGTCCTTCAGGAGCTCCAGGGTCTCCCTGATCACGAGCTCCTCGACGTACTGGCACGGTTCGCTCCTCTTCCGGCAGCCGGAGTGGGTCTTCCGGCCGTGGCAAATATAGTATGTGTGCCGAGCGCCCGTGTGCGACGTCCCTGTGATGCCCGTCATGGGCCTCCCGCAGTGCCCGCAGAAGAGTTTTCCGGTAAGGATGAATTCATGCCTGCCGGCGCGCTCCGAGCCCCTGCGGGCGGCACCGGAGGCCCTTACGGCCTGCACCCTGTCCCAGAGCTCCTCCGACACGATCGGCGGGCAGCCGCCCTCGATCACCACCTCGCCGCCCAGGGCCGTGAATAGGCCCTTATAGGCGGGGTTCTTCAGCACGGTCCTGAGGCTGGTCCGCTGGAACTCCTGTCCCCGGGATGTCCTGTACCCCTTCTCGTTCAGGGCGCGGATGATCTCCGCCTCTGTCTCGCCGGCCGCGTAATGCTCGTACGCGTACCGTACGGCAGGCGCTGTCCTCTCGTCTATGACGGGCTTCCCGTCCTCTCCCCTCTTGTATCCGAGGGCCATCGTCCCTCCGTTCCGTTTGCCCTTCACGGCCGATTCTTTTATCCCCCTTCTTATATTTTGGGATAACTGAAGACTGTAATATTCAGCCATCCCTTCGAGCACGGACTCGAGGATCACGCCCTCCGGGGTGTCCGGGAGGTTCTCCGCGGCGTACTCCACGGTGACGCCGTTCTTCTTGAGCCTGTACTTGTTGATGGCAATCTCTTCCCTGTTCCGGCCTATGCGGTCCACCTTCCAGACGATCAGGACCTGCCAGCGCCTCTTCGCCGACTCCTTGAGCATTCTCTGGAAGGCCTCCCTGTTGTCGTTCCTGCCGGTCTTGGCCCGGTCGCAGTACTGCTCGACGAGCTCGTACCCCTTGCGCCGGCAGAGCTCCTCCGCGGCGTGGACCTGCCCCTCGATGGACTGCTCCGTCTGGCTGTGGGACGAGTATCTGGCGTAGACCGCGGCCCGTATCCTGCCTGCCATCACGGCTCCCCCTCGTACTCGTCAGACGCCAGGAGCCCTTCCATGAACGCGTCCACCCGTCTCTGATCCGAGGCGCTGAGGGCGTAGTACATGGCGATCGGTCTGGGCAGCGTGCGCCTGCCGGTGCTGTCCGTGGACTCTGAGGCGAGGCCCCGGATCTGCGTCCGCCCCATCAGGTAGTCGAGCGACACGTCGAACTCGTCGGCGATCAGGGCCAGCGTCTCGATCCTCGGGATGACGTCCCTCTGCTTCCACGACGTTATCCCCGACCGCGTAGCACCTAGCCTCTCCGCCTGCTGCTGGCTTGCCGGCGCTATGTCGCGCTCGCGGCACAGAGTCTCATACATTTCCCAGAATGCGGTCATGATAGTACCCTCCTTCCGTGAAAAATATAGCCCTAAAGTGCTTGACAAGTGCAAGATATTAAACTATTATCGGTCTTGCAGGGCGACAATTTAAGCATTACTTGCAAACAAGGCACTTTTGGGGACTAATATCTTAACCCTATCCTGCCTATATCTTATCAAAAACAGATTAATATCACAATCAGAACGGAGGTTCTATGATAGACGCTAGATGGGCCGCTGACATCGTGGCCCGCATGCATATGGCCAGGATCCGGCAGCTCGACCTGGCGAAGGAGGCCGGCTTCTCCGCCCCCTACCTCTCCACGGTGCTCTCGCAGTACCGCGGAGACGAGGGCACCCAGAAGACGGTCGAGGAGGCCCTGGAGCGCCTCGAGAAGAAGAGGCTCCTGGGCGAGGAGTGAGGAACACTACCGTCAGCAGGCAGGCCTTCGCGGCCGCCCTGCTGGACAGTGTTAAGGAGTTTTATACGGACCCGTCCCACCGGGACGAGTTCACCCGCTGGAAGGAGGAACGCAATGGAGATCAAAGTAACGATATGCGCCCCGGAGATCTGCCGGGCGCTGGAGGGCCTGACGAGGGCCCTGTCAGGACAGATCGCGCCGCCGGAGCCTGCTGACTACACGGAAGTACCGGTGGAAGCGCCCGCCGAAGAGCCTGCTGGGGTCCCTGCGGAGGAGCCGAAGAAGGAAGAGGCGAAGAAGACCGCCAAGAAGCCCGGACGCAAGGGCAAGACCGCTGTGGCCAGTGAGCCTGTGGACGTCCCTCTCGCCACTCCCGCCGAGCCTGAGAAGACTTACTCCCTCGAGGAGGTCGGCAGGATCGGGGCGGCCGTGGTCGACAAAGTCGGCGTGGCGCCCGTCATGGACCTGGTCCGTGACAAGTACGGCGTCGTGAGCATCCAGAAGCTCCCGCCGGAAAAATATGGTGAATTCGTTAAGGACCTTGAGGCCCTTAGCGATTCATATAAAGAGGCCTGAGATGCCGGACGCGCACGCTAAGCTGGGTCCCTCCGGGGCCCACAGATGGCTGGCATGTACAGCATCCCCGACCTTCGAAGCCCAGTTCCCTTCATCAACGTCCGTATTCGCGGCGGAGGGGACGCTGGCACACTCCTTCTGCGAGCTGGCCGTCAGGCACCGGTTCCAGGGCCTCTCTGACGAGGCTTACGAGGCCGGGACGGCAGAGCTCCGGAAGGATCCCCTCTACTCCCCGGAGATGGAACGTACCACGAGGTTCTACCTCGACTATATCATCGAGGCGGCGAACGGATTTGCGAGTTTCCCGTTCGTCGTCGCGGAGACACGGGTAGACCTCGGTGAGTACGTTCCGGAATCTTTCGGGACCTGCGACTGCATCCTGATCGGGGGCGACAGGCTCCATATCGTGGATTATAAGCATGGGCGCGGCGTAAAGGTCAGCTCCGTGGATAATCCGCAGATGAAGCTCTACGCCCTGGGCGCATGGCTGAAGTACGGCTTCCTCTTTGGCGTGAAGACCGTAAAGATGGCCATCGTGCAGCCGCGGATCTCGGAGGACGTCGAGGAGTACGAGATGCCCCTCGAGGCGCTCCTCGCATGGGCCGATTCTATCAGGCCCGTGGCGCAGGAAGCGTTCAACGGCCCCGGCACGTTCGTGCCCGGCGAGCACTGCCGGTTCTGTGCCGGCAGGTCGCAGTGCAGGGCCAGGGCCGCCCAGTACACCAAGGCCTATGACGACTTCAAGGACCTGCTCCTGCCCGAAACTGCGGGCGGGCAGGAGCAGGGCCCAAAGTTATCTGATAAAGAGATAGCGGGCATCCTTGAGCGCGTCAAGGACATGGCGCGGTGGGCGGAAGACCTGCAGGCGTACCTGACCGGCCGGATCCTCGGCGGAGCCACCGTCGAAGGCTGGAAGGTCGTGGAAGGCCGGACCAAGCGGGTCATCAAGGACCCGCAGGCGGCCAGCGAGGCGCTGGTCCGGCTCCTGGGGGCGTCCGAGGAACAGATCTACAAGCCCAGAGAGCTCAGGTCCATGACCGAGCTCGAGAAGGCGCTCGGGAAGAAGGCCGTGCACGCGGTCATCGACCCGATGCTCTACAAGCCGCCCGGGAAGCCCACGCTGGTCCGTGATACGGACCCGAGGGACCCGTACACGGCAGCCGAGGCTGACTTCAAAGGCCTCGAGGGAGGATGGCCCGATGGAAAAGATGACTGACGAGGAGGCCTCTGACATGATCAGGGACCTCGACAGACAGGACAGGCTCGGGGCCCTCAGCATCCCGACACCGAACGGGCGCATGATAGTAAGCCTCTGGGGCCTGTTCGCCATCATGGACACCGTGAAGGCCCGGAAGGTCATGCGCCTCGCGTATAACGATCTTGACGCCTGGCGGGCGCTGCTCGCCGCGGCTGAAAAGATAAAGGGCTTTGAGCCCGAAGACAAACAGACGAGAGTACGGTTCAAACGGAACCTACGAGCACTCAGAGAAATGGAGGAAAAGACGAAATGAGCGAAAGAATCATGATCGGCCCTGTAAGGCTCAGCTATGTACACCTGGTGGAGCCCTCTGCTCCTCAGGGCGGCGGCGCGGAGAAGTATTCCTGCACCATGCTGATCCCTAAGAGCCAGCCTGAGCTCAAGGCCAAGATCGACAAGGGCATCAAGGACTGCTATGAAGAGGCAGTCGTCAATAAATTCAAGGGCGCCCGTCCCCAGATGAGGAACTCTCTCATCTACGACGGCGACGGTATCCGCCCGAACGGCACCCCCTTCGGTGCCGAGTGCAAGGGTCACTGGGTGATCACGGCGTCCAGCCTGCAGAAGCCCGGCGTCGTGCATATCAGCAACATCCGGCAGGAGCTGGCCCCTCAGGACATCTACTCCGGCATGTGGGCCTACGTGACCATCAATTTCTATTCGCCCAAGCAAGGCAACCCTGTCGCCTGCGGCCTCGGAAATGTGTGCAAGGTCCGTGATGACGAGCCCCTGAGCGGCGGCGCGTCCGCGGCCTCCGACTTCGCATCCATCGGCGAGACCGGCCCCGCGCCCGGGGACGACTTCTCCGGCGTGCAGATGGGCGGCGGCATCAACCCGATCACGGGCCTGCCCATGTAACATCGCGTACTTCTTCATCATAAGTTACTCTCCTTTCCGCAGAGGCTGGCCCCGCAAGGGTCAGCCTTTGTGGCAGGAGGGAGCGCTGGGGGCTGTATGAAGGTATTATATATCGATTTGGAAACTTACTCAGAGGCCCCGCTGGCCAAGACCGGCGCGTACAGGTACGTGGACGACGAGTCTTTCGAAATACTTCTCCTCGCCTATGCCGTCGATGACGGCGACCCTGAGGTCGTCGATATGGCCAGCGGAGAGCCCGTGCCGGACTGGCTCGAGGACGCCCTGACCTCTGATGAATTTGTAAAAGTGGCGCACAACGCACAGTTCGAATGGGCCTGCCTGCAGAAGTACACGGGCGGGAAGCTGGTCCCGGAGCAGTGGCGCTGCTCGGCCTTCATGGCAAGGCACGCCGGCTACCCGGGATCGCTGGAGCAGGCAGGCGCGGCCCTGGGGCTGGCCGAGGACAAGAAGAAGCTGCAGACGGGCAAGGCCCTGATCAGGTACTTCTGCGTCCCCTGCAAGCCCACCAAGGCCAACGGCGGGAGAACGCGGAACCTGCCGGAGCACGCGCCGGACAAGTGGGACCAGTTCGTCACGTACAACAGGCAGGACGTCGTGACGGAGCGCGAGATCGTGAAGAAGCTCTCCCGATTCCCGATCCCAGGCTGGCTGTGGAAGCAGTTCTGGACGGACCTCGTGATCAACGAGCGCGGCGTGGCCCTGGACCTCGACCTCATGGAGGGCGCGCTCTCCATCAGCGAGAGGGAGCGGGCGGCGCTCATAGCTGAGGCGGCTGAGATCACCGGCCTTGAGAACCCCAACAGCCTGATACAGCTTCAGGGGTGGCTCCGGGAGCACGGGGCGGACCTGCCGGACATGACCAAGGACACCGTGGCCAAAGCGGCCGAGGACGAGTCCCTGCCGCCGGAGGCCCACAGGATCCTGCAGATACGCCGGGAGCTCGGCAAGACCAGCACAAAGAAGTATGCCGCGATGAAGACCTGCGTCTGCCGCGACGGAAGGGCCAGGGGCCTGCTGCAGTTCTACGGGGCCAGCCGAACCGGTCGATTCGCCGGCAAGCAAATTCAAATCCACAACCTGCCCCGCACGTACACCAAGGCCATAGAATTCGCCCGTGAGCTCGTCCAGAAGGCGGACGGAGACGTTTTGGCGCTGATGTACGGGTCTGTGCAGGACACCCTCTCCCAGCTCATCCGCACGGCCTTCGTGCCCGCTCCGGGGCATGTATTTATCGACGCTGACTTCAGCGCCATCGAGGCCCGGGTGCTGGCCTGGCTGTCAGGCGAGGACTGGGTCCTGCAGGCCTTCCGGGACGGCAAGGACCTGTACTGCGCGACGGCGTCGGCCATGTTCCACGTGCCGGTCGAAAAGCACGGCCAGAACGCTGAGCTCCGGCAGAAGGGCAAGATCGCGGTGCTGGCCTGCATAGCGGGCGACGAGTGGGTAGCGACCGACCACGGCATGGTCCCGATCAGGGACGTGACGAGGGAAATGAAGGTCTATGACGGGCACGGATACGTCGAGCACGGAGGCGTCATCTACAGGGGCGTCAGGTCTGTCATACAGGTCAACGGCGTCAGGATGACGCCCGACCACCTCGTCCTGACCGACAGGGGCTGGGTGCCTGCCGAAGACTGTGACGGGCTCAGGGGCCCGGAGGGATCGCAGCTCGTTTACGAGATGGAGCCGCCCTGGCTCTTCGACTGCGACCACGTGTATGACATCCTGGACTGCGGGCCCGACAACCGGTTCACCGTCGTGAACAGGGATACGAGGGAGTACATCCCCGTCCATAACTGCGGCTACGGCGGAGGCGTCGGAGCCATGACGGCCATGGGCGCCCTGGACATGGGGATCCCTGAGGAAGAGCTCCCCGGGATCGTCGACCAGTGGCGGCAGGCCAACTCCCACACCAAGGCCCTCTGGTACGAGGTCCAGGACGCAGTGGACGGGGCGGTCTACGAGTACAGGGCCACGGACGTGGCCGGCGGCAAGGTCAGGATAGGGCTGGAGTACAACCCGGACACGGCCACGAAATACCTGACAGTACGCCTGCCGTCTGGACGCGTGTTGTACTACCCCTCTCCCGTCCAGACCACCAACCGCTTCGGGTCCCCGTCCATCGCGTACATGGGCGTCAACCAGACGACGAGGGCATGGACGCTGATAGAGACCTACGGGGCCAAGATCGTGGAGAACATCACGCAGGCGGTCGCGAGGGACCTTTTGGCGGAGGCCATCGAGCGCCTCGAGGCGGCAGGCCTGCCGGTGGTCTTCCACGTGCATGATGAGGTGGTCATAGACGTGGCCCGCTTCGGGACGGACAAGGAGATGCTGGACAGGGTCTGCCGGATCATGTCAGAGGCGCCTGCGTGGGCGGAAGGCCTGCCCCTGGCCGCTGACGGATGGGTAGGGCTGTTCTTCACTAAGGACTAAGGAGAATATATGGCAAGGACTTTATATGAGCTCCAGCAGGGGCAGAAGAAGGAAAAGGATGAGCGGGTCCAGAGATGGGTGACGAACATCGTGCTGGTCTTCATGTGGCTGGTCATGCTGATCATCACGGCGCTGCCGGCCGTGATGGCGGTCTGGACGCATGAACCGGTCTGGTTCCTCGGATACTTCGTGTATCTGATCCTGCTCATCTTTGTATTTGTCGTAGCGGCCCAAAGCGCCGTGGACGACCCGGAGGATAAGTAATGCAGACAGAATATATGGAACCCGTCGACTGGGCGATCTTCGGGAGCTCTGTAGCGCTGGGCCTTTTCTGGCTCGTTTGGATGTAAGGAGGAACGAATGAAGATAGTACAGCCAAGCGTACGGATCTACCCGACAGGGCGAACGTTCTGCATCCTGACGGTAGGGGACGGCATCTCGATGGCCAAGTCTATCGAGCAGATCGGCAGGACCTGTTACAAATCAGAGCATAAGATAGACGGCGTAAAGAGCCACGAGCTCTTCATCAGGAATCTGATCGCCGCCGGCCACGAGTCCGTGCTCGAGCACTGCAGCGTGACCGCCCGGATCGTATGCGACCGGGGCGTCTCCCACGAGATCGTCAGGCACCGCGTCGGGGCGTACACGCAGGAGTCGACAAGGTACTGCAACTACGTAGACGGGCGCTTCGGGTCAGAGATCACGGTCATCGACCCCTCCGGCGCTTTCGGATGGGACCCTGCCGGTCCGCAGTACGCGGCCTGGAAGGAAGGATGTGAAGCGGCCGAGCACGCCTACTTCACCATGATCGCCAACGGATGCAGGCCCCAGGAGGCCCGGGACGCGCTCCCGACCAGCCTGAAGACAGAGCTCTGGGCCACATACGACCTGAGGGAGTGGCGTCATTTCATCCGCCTCAGGGCGTCCAAGAGGGCGCACCCGCAGATGCGGCAGATCGCGAAGGCGCTCCTCACGGAGTTCTACGGTACGGTCCCCTTCGTCTTCGACGACCTGCACGACGAGATCTTCGGCCGTTAAAAATCAGACATACTAGAGCGTTATCACTGATTCAGTCAGTCAGAAAGGAGCACACTATGAACAGAACTGAAATCTTAGACACGGCAGCAGCCATCATCACACACGACCGGGAACAGGAGTATGGAGCTCCTGACAAGAGCTTCAGCACGATAGCCATGCTCTGGACGTCGTACCTGGGCACGCAGATCAACCCGCACGACGTGGCCATGATGATGATGCTCCTTAAGGTCTCCAGGGCCAAGAACGGCGTGCCTAAGGAAGATACATACATCGACCTGGCAGGATACGCCGCCCTCGCCGGTGAGATCGCGACTCTGGACGCAGAGCCGGAAGACTGAGCCACAGGCCCCCGCAGTAAAATAAATTTACCTGTGGGGGCCTATACAGTCTTGACGGCTCACTTATTTTGTCTTATTATTGACTTGTTGGTTAATATATTTAGCAGACAGAAAGGAGGAACGATGAAGGGACGGAAAAGAAGCCTGTCAGACCTGTCTGACTACCTCTTCGACGAGCTCGACCGGCTGAGCAACGACGACCTGACCGGTGAGGACCTGGACGCCGAGCTGAAGCGGGCCAAGGGCCTGTGCGCCATAGCGTCCGGCATCACGAGGTCGGCCGCCGTACAACTGAACGCGATCAAATTCGCGTCTGACATGGGGATCACGGAGGTCAAGGCCCTGCCCGACACGATCCTCTCCGTGAAGGAGGACGACGGGAAGTGAGCCGGACCAAGTACACCCCGGAGATGCAGGCCTTCTTCGAGGAGACCGTTCCGGGCCATCTGGACGAAGAGGTCGCCGATCTCTTCAACGCACGGTTCCCTGACTTCGGCAGCCTATCGAGGGAGCAGGCCCGGAGCTACCGGAAGAACCACGGCCTGAAGTCCGGCATCAAGCGCCCGCGCGGGCAGGTGACCGTGATGACGCCCGAGCAGCAGGCCTACTTCGCTGAGATCAACGAGGGGCGGACACGGCAGGAGGTCCAGGCGCTCATGATCGAGCGCTTCGGGACGGCCCCGACCCTGCAGCAGATTCGGGCGTACCGAAAGAACCACCGCATGCCGTGCGGCGTCAACACGCGGTTCAGGCCTGGGCAGGAGGGCACCACGAAGGGCAGGCGGATGGGAATCTACCATACCGACGCGGTGAAGGCCTGCTATTTCAAGAAGGGCCGGAAGCCATGGAACACGGTCCCTGTCGGAACAGAGGTCGTGGCCACGGTGGGCTACGTCAAAGTGAAGGTCGCCGAGCCTGACGTGTGGCGCTGGAAGCACCGCATGATATGGGAAGAGGCCAACGGACCGGTGCCCGAGGGCATGTGCCTCCTCTTCCTGAACGGCGACAAGACGGATGTCCGGCTGGAGAACCTGGCCTGCGTGCAGACGGGCACGAACAAATACCTGTCGAGCCAGGGCCTTGCTGTCGGCGACCCGGAGATCGCGAAGACAGCGATCGCCATCAGGGAACTTCAACGCAAGATCAAAGACCGAAGACCTAAACGCAAGAAGAAAGGAGTTTGAACATGACGACTAACAATTTCTGGCCGAGCCTCGGGCTCAGCATCGACACCTGGTGCTTTCTCTACGACCTGATCGGGCCGGTGATCATCTTCCTCTTCGTCTTCCTCATCGGGGCGCTGATAAAGGAGCTCAGGGGGATGTATCTGGAGGAGCGGTATCACGGGTCCTACGAGATCCGGGGAAGGAGGACAAAATGACACCCACACAATACCAGGAAGCGTGCATGCGGACGGCGAGCCCGATCAGCAGGGCGACCATGGACAACCTGAGGATGCAGGGCGCCATGGGGCTCTGCGGGGAGACCGCTGAGCTCTATGAGGCCGCGGCAAAGAGCGACAGCCGGAGCCAGATCATCGGCGAGCTCGGGGACGTGCTCTGGTACGCCGCGACGCTTGCAAAGGGCATCGGCCTGGACTTCGGCGACGTCATGTCAAAGGTCGGGCCGAAGGCGTGGACCGCGGGATCCTTCTCCGGCAGCGCAGAGCATTGGGCCATCTACATGATGCGCCAGGCCGGCTCCATCATGGACCGCGTAAAGAAGGAGACCTTCCAGGGGCATCCTGCGGACGTCTCCGGCATTTACGCGGACCTCGTGCTCCTGCTCACATACGCCCTGTGCGTGGCCGGGAGCGGCTACCGCACGCTGGAAGAGGTCGCGGAGGCCAATATCAGCAAGCTGAGGAGCAGGTACCCGAAGGGCTTCGAGGCGGCCCGGAGCACGCACCGGGAGGCCGAGGCATGAGCCAGGCGTTCAAGACATGGCTGACCGACTGCTACGACGTCGGGCTGGTCGTGGACGGCTGGAACGAGGACGAGGAGGACCTGTACGAGGCGATCCTGCACGCGAGGCGCTTCCCACGGTTCTCTTCTTCCCCGGTGGTCGGCGCGGACTATATCCGCCGGATCCTTGGGGCGACGCCTGAACAGGTAGGGATATTTCTTTACTGGTGGAAGCTATTCTACAGGCACCAGTACCTGAACGGCCACCTGGTCGACTGCGACATGCCGACCCGGAAGGTCTGGGGCCGGGCGCTCAGGAAGGCGGAGGGGCTCGAACGGAGGTATCCCCTGCCGTTCCGGTACGAGGTACATATCGACGGAGAGGTCCTTCCATCTTCCGTCGAAACGTCTGCGGAAGAAAGGGTATCAAGAGATGAGACTTGCAGAATATCTTAGGAAGGCCGCAGAGAGCGAGATCCGCCACCACGAGAACAGGCTCGAGAGGGCCACAGACAAGAAGGACAGGGCCCGGATACACGGGCGCATAGAGGGCGCGCAGGCAGTGATCGACGCCCTCGAGAGATACATAGAGCTCTACGGGTCAGAGACCGGCGACTCCTGCTGGAACGAGCCGGATCCCTACGCCGACGGGCTCCTGGAAGACGAGGAGGACTGAAATGACATATGACGAAGCTGCGGACGTCATCGAGGACATGATCCGCGGGAACGACAAGGACGGGGAGCAGACCACGGCCCTCAGGCTCGCCGAGGCCATGCTCCGGGCCCATGACGAGCTCGTCTGGAGGGACGACACCATGGATAGGCTGAGGAACGCCTTCGGCTCCGGACCTCTGCTGTACGCCTCGTATGAGGCGCAGGACATCGTGGAACGTGAAGTGCTGGCACTGCCGGCAGCAGAAATAAAGACGGAGGAACACTGATGGAACATATCGTACAGTTCGGCGTCACGATCGACGACGAAGCCATCATGAAGCTGGCGACCGAGAAGGCGTCCAAGACCATAGCGCAGGACATCAGGGAACAGTTCTTCGTATGCGGGTACGGCGGGCGCCCGAAGTACCCGACAGAAGAGGCCTGGGACCACTTTGACAAGGTGCTCGAAGAGTGCAAGCCGCAGATCATCGAGATGGCCGCTGAGAAGCTCTTCGAGTACCTGAAGCGGACGAAGGCCGTGAAGGCCGCCGTAGGTGACGCGGTCAGGAGGGCTGAAGAATGACATTAGGCGAGCTTATAGACGTTTACGACGAGGACCGCGAGAGCGAACTCCAGCAGATCGAACTGTGCCGGCCCGGCATGAACTGGGAAGACTTCGACAGCGTGGCCACATGCTCCTGCCTCCTCATCCCCTTCTACTCCGCGCAGATCAAGTGCATCGGAACGGAGAATAAGAACGCGATCCGCGTCGACATCGACTGGGACGAGTTAGACAGCAGGACCCACATCTTCGACTGGGGCAAGGAGGCAAAGGAATGAAGTTCATCGACATCGTGGCCACCAGCCGGCGCCTGCGCGAGACGCGCGTCAAGCAGGACCTCAAGGCCGTATACGTGGCCGCCAGGCTCTGCGTCACTCCGGGCGCCGTCAGCAGATGGGAGCTGGGGAAGTGCCTGCCGGGCATAGACCGGCTGGTCAACCTGGCCGACATCTACGGCTGCCGCGTCGAGGACCTGCTCGTGATAAGGGAGGGCTGACATGAGTTACGTTGTTCCCAGGGACAGACCGGCAGAATGCCGGAAGTGCCCTTTTTGTGACATTTACACCTACGATTGCCGGTTGCAGCGGGTCCAGTACGAGACCTTTGAGGAGCAGATCCGGGGATGCCCGCTGACGGACATCGACCCGCTTACAGATCCTGAGCAGAGGATCTTCCTCGCGGCTATGGGCAGAGAAGAAAAGGTCTGCGCGGAAGCTGACAGGAACTACGTGCACGAGCCGTACTGTGTGCACGAACCGGGTGTGGACAGCCTCATGAGCGTCTGCAAGGCGATCAGAAGGAAAGTAAAGGAGGCGCTATGGACGACATGATAAGCCGCCGGAAGGCGATTGACTCCATGTGTGAAGCCTGTTCGGACTGGTGTGATGAGGGCATATGCAAGAAGGTGTCGGCGATTCAAAAGTTGCCATCCGCGCAGCCAGAACAAGAACACACAATGGAAGAGTTTATGTACGGTCAGGAACTTGGTAATCCTGAAGATGGGAGCTTGTGATGGATGATTCAATCAGCAGGCAGGCGGCGATTAGGGCGGTAAACACAGCCTTGTTTCCAAAGATTAACACGGCGAAGGATGCGGAGAAAGCATTGCGAGATTTGCCACCCGCACAGCCGAGGAGGGGCAAATGGGCAGGAAAAGGCGATTCTGAAGGATTTGGAATTTTCGTCTGTGGCACCTGTGGAAAGGTTGCAATGATAAAATCTGACTTCTGCCCGAACTGCGGGGCAGACATGAGAGAGGAGGAACAGGATGCGACTGATTGATGCGGACAGGCTACTGGACAGATGTATTTTTTACCATCTTCCTAATGGGCGTATTGCTGTTCCAGTCATAGATGTACAACACGCCCCTACGGTTGAGCCGAGGCCGAGGTGGATTCCGGTGACGGAGAGACTGCCAGAAGAGAACTTGCCCGTGCTTGTTGCAGTGAAACAGAAAGATAGATTGCCGAAATGGGTAAAGGAACAGACACATAGTTATGTGACGGATATAGATGTGTATGATGATGGAGGCTTTTATACGCACAAAAATAACGTTGTCGCATGGATGCCTCTGCCGGAGCCGTATAGGGAGGATGAACAGGATGACTGAAGACATCATAGAACTGACACTAAACAGCCCCATTACAGAAGAGCAATGGGATGTTATTACGGACGTGGATTTTGAAAACACGGACAGAATCTGGTTTCACACGAAGCACGGCAAGGAGGTCGAGTTTATAAAGCATATTAGGGGCCAGTGGATAAATCATCGAAAAGACCGTGGTCATAACATTGCAGACTGCGACCAATGCGGAGGGACGCTCCAATGGTTAGACCCGGACGAGAGGCCTAATTTTTGCCCCAACTGCGGGGCCGACATGAGAACAAAAGAAACGGATTGCGATTATGAAAGAGCCGTAGAACAGTTGGAACATGACATGTTATACGAGCCTACATTTAATCAAGATGACGGAAGTATGTGAGAGGAGGAGCAGGAATGAGCGACCTGGAAGTAAAAGAAAGACTCCGACAGGAGCAGAACATAATGGACAGGATAGAGGGCGTTAAGCGTCTGATCCAGATGGAAACTACCTTGCTGACAACGCAGGGTGCAAGAAGATTTATCGGATATTCCCTGACGGACAGGGAAGGCAAAAGAGTGGGACGTGGGAACCTTCTCAATGAAGTCCGGGAGGAGATACAGCTTCAGCTTTTGAGCATTGTGGCTTTGTGTTACGGGGCGCACCCAGACTGTGGAGAGCCTAACGCCATGCTTGACTGGGCTTCGGACAACGTGGAGGGAGAACACCCTGCCGATGCCTTCCGGGATGCCTTCGAAAAATGCCTTAAATGGAATGCGTGAGGGATAAAATGAGAGAATGCGAGAAAAGCGAGATCACGGTCGAGAAGCTGATGGACATTGTTCACAACTACACGGATCCGATCAGGATATGCGTAGTAATGGGGGACACATGGATGACTTGTGACGAGGCGAAAAGGATGCACGATTTTGTGCTGACAGAAAGGTATAGCTATCGAAATCCAAAAGAAAAGGAGCGGCTCCTGAAATATTACAGAGACGTCCCTGTGTGGAATCTGACAGTATGGGTCGATAAATATCCATTTGCTACAGAACATGGCAGGCCTTTGTTTATGGGAATAGAGGCGAGATGCCACTACAAAGATATGAGAGAGGGGTGGCTTGCTGAGAGAGCTGACAGGGAGAGGGAAAGAAAAAGAGGATGGTGAACAGGATGAATGATGAATACATCAAAAGATCGGACGCCTTAGAGGCGGCCAGGCTCTTCTTCGCGAGGGTGCTGAGGAGCCTGCCGACTATCGACACAGAGATCGGCGAAGCCTACGATCCTGACGAGGTGGACGCGCTGATGGACAAGTACAAGGCCCTGCAGAGGCGCATATGCGGCATCCCTCCGGCAGCGCCTGGAAGCAAGACATACAAGTGGATACGGCACAGGAACGCCCGCGTGCCCAAGAAGGACGGATGCCCAGAGATAACCGAGATGCTGGTCTGCCCGAACTGCGGCCGGGGCTACGAGCTCGACGCGGTCAAGCTGATGCGTATCAAGTACTGCTGCGAGTGCGGAATAAGAGTGGAGGAATAAGAAGATGACACAGGAAGAACACTACATCGAGCTCCAGCGCAGGCTGGAAGAGATCGAGAAGAAGACGCGGGAAGAAAAGGCCCGTATGACGGCCACGGCCATCGAGGCCTTCAAGGGCAAACTCGTCCAGAGCTTCGAGGCCGCCGACCGCGCCATGTTCACGACCGGTGAGATCGTGGACATGATCAGGAAGGCATAAGAATTCATCACAGAAGCACAACAACCTACACATTATAAAAGGAAGAAACACACATGAAAGCGACTAGGAAAGCGGACCGGGACCTGGCCCGGGAGTTCAAGCGGCAGAAGGACATGGTCTTCGCGGCCGCCGGGCTCGTGCTCAGGGAGGAGCAGGGCTGGGGCCCCGTCAGGTTCGGCAAGGTCATCGACGAGTGCGTCAGGATCTGGACGGCCTGCGGCGAGGACATCAGCCTCAGCATGATGCGGATGCTCTCGGACGAGACCGGCATCGAGCTGCAGACCGGTGACGGCAGGAGCTGGGAGGAGCTGGCCTACCTCAACTCGTCCCTGGACCCCGGCAGGATGACAGCGCCGAAGTATGTATACATGCGGCACCAGCAGATCCGGTGGATCGAACCCCAGCTCCTGGCCTGCCTGCTCCTCTCCCTGCACCGTCTGCACGGCTGGGGGTACGACCGGGGGAGCCGGATGGTCCGGGAGGTCAAGGCCATGCAGGCCGAGCACGGACGGGACCCGCGGGCCCTCAGGACGGCGTGCACGGCCGCCTACGGCAAGGACGTCCTCATCCCGCTGGGGTAAGACGGAAATTTCCCATGATACCAATACCTACACACAAAGGAGGAAAAAAAATATGATCAGAGTCAACGACGACTGGGTCATCAAGGAGGACGGCCTGAACTATATGCCCTGCCGCGACCTGCACAAGATGGTCACGGACAGGCGCGGGGACGAGGTCCGGGAGGTGCCGGGATACGGCGACCCCATCGGCTACTTCCAGACCCTCGCCCATGCCCTGGAGGCCATCATCCGGGCGGAGATCCCGAGGTCCGGCGGGCTGGACAGCGAGGTCAGCCTGAGGGACTACGTGGCGAGGATAGAGCGGACATACGCGGACACGATGTCAGAGCTCAAGGGACTTTTCCCGGAAGACGCGAGGTACAAACTATGAAGAAGAACAGCATCACACCGGATCAGGCGCATAAGATCGCGATCCGGATCTACAACCTGCGTAAGAGCCAGGGCCTGACTCAGGTCCAGTTCGCTGACGCCATCGGCGTCACGGCGGTCAACGTCAGCCGGTGGGAGAACGCCTTCAGGGTCCCGAGCGTCCCTGCCGTCGTGGCCATGATGGACGTGTTCGGCTGCTCTGCCAACTACGTGCTGGGCAGGACGAAGGACGAGAGGCCGGACATCCACGTGCCGGATCCTGACGACATCTCAGAGTATCTCCTACCGGTGAGTGGGTCATGAGGCGGGCACTGGCCGGGCTTCTGCTGGCCGGTGCGCTGGTCCTCGGGGGCTGGCTGACCATCCTGAGCTCATGGGCGCCGACGACCGGCCGGGCCTGCCTGCTGGCCCTCTGCTCCCACGACTGCGGGATCGTGGCCGGCGCCATGCTCTGCCTGATCATCACGGGAGACCGGGAAGAGCGCCAGAAAGGACGTGCTAGGCGGCCCGGAAGGGCCGCGGAGGCGTTTTCCGGCCGGGGACGGGCAAACGCCCGCAGAAAGGCGAAAAGGCCTTAAAACGGCAAATACAGGCCACAGGCATGAAGAAGGCCCTCAGGACTGCTGTCCTGAGGGCCTTCACGGCGTCTGTATTCAGTTTTTTCCTTCCGGCATCTCGACCTCGATCGGCGTTTCCGCCTGAGGCCAGCGGGTATAGCTCTCAAGCCCTAGCTGGCTGAGGATCCAGTCTGTCATGCTGGTCCCCGCAGCTTCCGCCTTCCGGCGGATCTCCTCCTTCACAGCGCCGTCCACGTTCATCACGAACCGGACGAGACCGCGCCGCTCCTGGTATTTCTTCTGGTACTCGTAGGAGCCGGCGCCCCTTTTGATTAATTCATCTTTTCTTCTGTTTGCCATGTCAGTCCTCCTCTCTGGCGACCTCGTCGGTCACCGTTTCATAGTCGATGTTTCCGTCTTCGTCCGCCTCAGCCAGGACGGCGAAGAAGTAGTCGCGGGCCTTCTGGTCCGCCCTGCTCAGGCGATCCCATGCCTGCCTGAGCTCTTCTGCCGCCGCTTCCCTTGTGGCGGCTGCCATGGGCTCCTCAAAGGCAGCCCCTTTTGTGGTCGTGCAATCGTCAATCAAAAACCAGTTTCTCATTTTCTTTGCCTCCTTACTTCATCGTCACGGTGCCACGCTTGACACCTGCTCGGAAAGCATCCGGGGTGATTTTGTACTCTCTGCTCCAGCCCTCTTTGCAGGACCTGTACGGGTACGCTGTGCGGTAAGTGGTGTCCTTACCGAGGGTACCCCGGATGATGTATCCGTCCTCGACGTATACGTCGAACCCGCTGACCTTGTGCCAGCCATCGCTAAGTCTCTTTTTCATTTTGTACTCCTTTCGGTGCTGTGTTTTCTGATCTGCCTGTATCTTACCACCATAAGACTATGATGTCAACAGACTTTTTTAACCTTTTTTACCGGGGCCCCTTGCGGGGCCCCTCTGCTGTTCCTCAGATGCTGCTTTCCCGGAAGTACTGCACCCAGGCGCGGCGCCTGAGCTCGCCTTCCTCGAGTGCGCCGATCTGCCAGATGTCTGACAGATATGCACCTACCACGATGAAGCCTTCCGCCGTCTGGGCCGTGGCGTCGATCCAGACGTCGTAATCTTCGGACCCCTCAAAGTAGAGGTCCTGGATCCGGCAGTTCAGGGCTACCCTGGCTTTGGCGCTCAGGATAGAATCCCTGCTGATCGAGTCGTCCGTTCCCTTCAGGATCTCCCGGATGGCCATCTCAGCGACCTCGGAGGGCTTGCTGGAGTCCTCCTGAGCCATGATATCGACCATGTGCTCCGCGATATGATCCTTCAGGAATCTTCTGTCTTCCTTTCTGATTTTTACTTTCATTTTCTTTCTCCTTTCGAGGTGCTGTGTTTTCTGATCTGTCTATATCGTATCACCATAAGAATATGATGTCAACAGGAAAATGCAAAAATTTCCGACTCGCTGAGTCGCAAAAAAAAGAGGGGCAGATCTCTCTGTCCCTCTGAGGGTCTGGTCAGCCGAAGAGCTCCTCGAACCAGTCCCGGCCGGCCGGCGACCGGTCCGCGTCCTGCCGGTCCGTCTTGTCCAGGATCGCGCCGTCGGAGATCCGGATGGCGGCGACCTGGCAGTAGTCGACGTACACGAGGTACAGCTCTCCGTCACGCCCTTCGTTGACCATGAGGAAGTCGTGGGCCGTGTCTTCCTCTATGGCATCCGGGCAGATCCCGATGTGCTCGTAGAGCTCCTCTGCTCTCTGGCGCTGAAGCGCCGTCAGGGGCTCCGGATCGTGCCGGGGGACGTCGTAGGCCTCGCCCTCGCCGGGGCGGATGTCTTCCGGGACCTCTTCCATGAGGTCCTCAGGATCGTCCTCACGCTCCCACTGCCAGCCCTGATGACAATTGTCATCGTCGGCCAGCTCGTACAGGGTGTAGAGGCCGGGCTCCTCGGGAGCGGTCATGTCGGCACCGGATCCGAAGCCGCTCGGGACGCTGGTCCCGGCCGGGATGTGATGCCAGATGCTGCATGTAACTTTTCTGAATTCCATTTCATTTCTCCTTTTCTGTGTTGTGGTGTTTTCAGCTTCCCAGACAGGCCTTCCGGCCTGTTTCGGCCCCTGCCACGGGGCCTCATCAGTGGGTGTGATTCAGGCGCCATATTCTTCCGCGGCCCTGCTGATATCCACCAGCTTATACCCGACCTTTTCGATGGCCCGGCAGAGGTCCTCCGCCTCTTCCTTGCTGTATGCCTTGGCGGCCTTAATGCTCTTGTGCCCGCAGGCTGTGGGAATCTCATAAACAATATCAAATCTCATGTT